GCACAGACACAACCGACGAGAGGTAGGCGGGAGAGATCACCTGCCCACTCAGGGTGATCTCGCAGGACTAGAGGATGCGTCTCCGTCACACTTCCACCTCGCGTCCTGCGCTGCTCGGCGAGTACGGCGCGGGTCTCCGATGCGCTCTCGTTCATCTTCTCCTGAGTGTACTTAGCTGCCCACTCGGCAAGCCCGTCGACATCTCCATCATCGAGGCCGCACTCCGCCATCCCCCACAACAGCGCGAGGTACATGCGCGCGTCCTTGATCCGCCCCCGCACGTCTTCGCGCTGGCTACGATGCCCCCTGATCCACGCGAGGATGCCATCGAGGTGCTTCTTGAGGTAGATCCAGAGCACCTGCTCGCGCGGGATGCCCAGCTCGGTCCCGAGCTGCTCGAAGTTGCGGAAGGCGTTGCTCTCGTCGTGAGCGTACTCGCGTTGCCCGTCTTCGCGGACGGCTCTCTCTTCGCGCTGGATCTCTTCCAGCAGGGTGTTGAACTCATCCTGTCGCACGTTCGGTCTCCTTCAATCGTCCGTCCGGTCCAACGTCATACGCGCACCCCGACTTCATGCCACGCAGGTTCCCCGACTCCACCACAATCAGCTCGCGTCGCTCCTCACCGGTCACCATATCCACGACGGTCAGCTCTACCACGTACCCCGGAGCGAAGAACTCGATCTCGTCATCACACGGCACCGACACGAGCCCCCTGCCGCTCAACGCGACGTGCTCCAACGGCAGCGCTCGCGTCCCTAGCCACCCGACCAGACCGAGGAACAGACCTCGACGTGTGATCTCCACCGACTATCTCCTGAGCGCCTTGTAGGTCTTCGTCGGTCGTACCCCGCCTTCGCTCGTGGGCACCCACGGTCCGAGACGCTCGAAGAGGTTGGCAGGGAGGATACGATGCGGCAGCAGCTCTCCGTCGGCGAAGCGCGCCAGCATCGTGCGCCAGCGCGCGTAGTGACCTTTCGCGAAAAAGTCCACGCACGGCGCCCCACAACCGCAGAGGCAGGGCTTGTAGCCCCTCGTGCGAACCTTCCCGGTGCGCGAGCGGCGTATGCGTGGGGGGAGCTTGTAGGTCCACCCACGAGACACCACGAGGTCACTCGGCTGCTCGTCGATCACGTTTCCAGCGCTCGGCTTGACGACGACGCGCACCCCTGTCGCGTAGGTAGCAGGGCGTCTAGGACGTTCCGCGTCGGCAGGCTGGCCGAGGATGTTCGGCTCGCGATCGTCTTCGATGATCGTCGGCTGCTCCTCCACCAAGGAGGAGTAGCGGAGAGAGACCGCGCGAGAGAGGAGGATCGGCTCGTGAGGTTCGAGTGGGAGAGAGATGGTCGGGCGCGCGACCATCTTCTCGACCACACGCTCGACGACCACACGGCGGATGGTTGCGGTCTGCACCTTCGCCTTGAGAGGGCGCACGTCCGGCATGCGAGCCGGTCCGCGCTTCTTAGGCGGCGGCGGAAGCAGCTTGCGTCGAGGGGCCGCGCGCAGGCGAATCGTCAAGACTCGCGCTCCTCATTCTCGCCGTCTTCGGCGGCTACTCCGAACTTGCGGCCGACGACTCGCCCCTGAAACGTGTAGCTCACTGGCGACTTGATCTCGACAGTATCGACATACGGCGGTCCGTCCGACAAGAAGGAGACTCGAAGCTCCGTCGTCTCTCCCGTGCTGAGCAGGCGGGCTAGCTCCTCCTCTACAGGCGGCTCCTCCAGACTCAGCTCCTCGATCACCGTCCACGCACGGCGTTCTCGCCAGCGGTGCCACAGGTGCATGAGCAGGAGACCCCACAAGAGTCCCCCGAGCGCAAAGAGGACAGAAGAGTACGTGCCCATGTCAGTCCAGCGCCTCCACGAGATAGAGCTTGTCGCGCGTGCGCGTCACGGCGACATAGGCAAGGTTGCGCTCCTGCTCCAGCTCCCACTCCTGCCTAGCGAACTTGCTCGGCAGGTACTTGCCCCAGCCGAGGATGAACACGCGATCGCTCTCGCGCCCCTTGTAGCGGTGGATCGTCGAGAGAGTCACGCGATTGCGGCCTTCGCGCGCGTCGGTGTCCTGGAACAGCGAGTTGATCTTGGCGACGAGCTGCTCGACCGTGCTGAGCCCGTCCGCGAGGATGAAGATCGTCTCGATGCGGTCGTTGAGCATGTCGATCAGGTGCTCGGCCTCGCGCTTGATGAGCCGCTCCGTCTCCTGCATGCGGTACTCGACGAGACGCGCGAAGAGTTCCTGCACCGTGTCGACCTTCCACCGTGTCACGAGATTTTCGAGCTGGTTGCCGATGTCTCGCCCCTCGACGTGGCAACCGATGCCGTTCCGGATCAACCGGAAAGCGAGATCGACGAGAGGGCGCGTGTTGCGACACAGAATCGCATCGCCGAGGTGGATACCGCGATTCTTGATGAAGCTCTCGATGAAGGTGGAAGCGGAGACGTGGACGACCTCGCCGTCACGGTTGCTCTCGTGCGGTGTGATGTCGGGAACGTAGCTCTGCGCGAGCCTCGTGGCGGACTTGGAGCAGCGGAAGGTGACCGTGAGAGGGAGTAGCTGGCAATCGAAACGGTCGACGATCTCCTGCACGGCCGAGGCGTCGGCGCCAGCGAATCCGTAGATAGCCTGCCGATCGTCGCCGACCCACAGCGAGCGGCCACGCGGCTTGAGCATCTTCGCCGCCATCATCCTGCGAGCGACGTTCGTGTCCTGCGACTCGTCGACGAGAACCCAGTCGTTCTGGAACGTGGCGACATCCTCGACGAGAGGGAGCCACAACATATCATCGAAGTCGATCAGACCGCGACCTTGCTCACGCGCGTAGTGGAGACCGCGAATCGCGTAGGCGATGAGGTCTTGCGTCATCTGCTCGTCGTTGGTCGTGGCGGGGGCGTTGAGCAGGATCGAGTGGTGGTCGATGATCTGGTTCCAGATTTCCTGGTCGTCGATCGCCCAGGCGAGACCGACGACGGATTGCTTCGCGAGAGAGACGAGACGGCGGACGGCGGACTCCATCGGCTTCGGAACGCCTGCCGCGACCATCATCGCACGATCCTTCTGCTGCGCGTTGACGGACACGTTCTTCGCGACGCGGCGCCATGCGGCGAAGCCGAACGAGTGGAAGGTGCCGACGCGCACGCCGGGCAGATCACTCAGCTTGTACTTCAACTCCTCGGCGATCTTCTTGTTGAACGCGGTGAGCGCGACACTGCCGCTCATCTGGCGAACGGCGGCGGTGAGAGTGAACGTCTTCCCCGATCCGGCTCGCGCTTGCACGAACGCGCTCCCTACGCCAGCGCGCACCCACTCGATCACGGTCTGCTGTTGCGGCGAGAGCGGGATGCGAGATTGACTCGACGGCAGCGGCGTGCCTTGCTCGACAGTGGTCTGCACTGCGCTCGCGAAGGACGGGGCTGGCTTCGACTGGTGCTGCTGAGGCCCCTCGGCTGGCTCGACTGCGGTTGCGGTGTGGCTGAGGCTCAATGCGCGACGCTTGCTGCCGCTGTTGCTGCGAGCTTTCGTGCGACTCTTCTCTCTCATGCCGATCTCCCTTGGACACTGCCGGTTGACGCTACGTGGGAGAGTCTATCCAAGCCCCGCCGATACTGTCAATACCACCCCTCCCACAAGATATTGTGTGTATTGACACTACCGTTTATCCAAGCTACCATCTGTGGTGGTTAGGAGGTACGAGATGCTGCACCCGAAGCTGCTCAACCCGAATTGGAGCGAGGCGGGAACGGCCGCAGGCTTCACGCGCGTCCACATCGCCCGCGTGTGTCGCGGTCAGAACCACACGACGCTCGATGGCGCCGCGAAAATCGCGCAGGTGTTCGGGATCACGCTCGATGAGCTGTACGCGCACATTCAGGCGTCGCGCGCCGCGAGGGCGAGTGTCGAGCGGCGTCTCGGCAAGGCCGCACCGTCGGCTACGTCGGGGCGGAAGCGCGGTCAGAGGCCGACGACTCCAGCTACGAAGAAAGCTCCCCCGCCCGCCAAAAAGAAGGCGCCCGCCCCCAAGCCGAAGTCGGCAAGCAGCAAGCGCGGCCGTGCGCTGTCGCTGACCGCCACATGATCTCCGTAGGAGCTTGGTGACATTGGCAGCGATGCGCGGTAAGTCTGTCCAGGCGATGCGTCGCGAGCGACCTGTGCTCTCGACGGCTGTGTGCAGAGAGTGTGGAAAGCGGCACGTCAAGACGGACACCAGCGGCAACGTCAAGCCGTCGTGCCAGGGCCACAAGCACGATCCCGAGACTGGAGAGCTGCTGCCGTGTGAGAACTGGCCGATGCACCAGCGCCACATCTGCTACTACCACGGCGGCAGAACCGCGATCGGCCCCGCGCACCCCGGCTGGAAGCACGGTGCGTACTCGAAGTACCTGCCGAAGCGTTATCTCCACGCATTCGAGATGTCCCTAGCTGATCCCGAACTCAGCTCGATGAAATACCAGCTCGCGCTGCTCGATGCGCGCGAGCAAGAGCTGCTTCGGAGACTCGATACGAACGAGGCAGGCGTGCTGTGGGAGATCGTGCAACGTGCGGCGGAGACGTTGGAGACCGCGCTCGAAGTCGGCACGAAGAACGTGCAGCAGACTCTCACAGCGGACCTGCTCAAGAACCTCAAGAAGTGGGCAAGCAACGAGTCGCTCTTCGGAGAGATTTACAAGATATGGGAGCTGCGGAGAAAGCTCGCTGAGACCGAGAACAAGCGCGAGGAGAGGATCAACGCGCATCTCACACTAGACGACATGACGAAGATGGCGGCATTCCTCGCCGGGATGTTGAGACGGTACGTGCAAGATCAGAAAGCCCTACGTGCGGCGAGCAACGAGCTGTCGGAGTTCTTCGGAGTGTACCGCGCTCCCGTGATCGAGGCGGAGGTCGTGCAGGACGATGGCACCGTCAAGACCGTGCGTCAGCTACCTACCGGGGTCGAGGAAATCAAACTACCCCCCCTCCCGAAAAACGCTTGCGCGTTGAGCGGCGCCGCGATGGCGCTGAGCGACTTCGACGATGGTGAGAGCCGCTAGCTCCCCGCTCGCTCCCACGGCCGCTCAGCTCAAGAAGACGAGCAGGAGCGCGACGAGCCAGTTCGGCAGCCTGCTACTCACCGAGCTGGGATTCCACGAGACAGACCCGAAGGAGATCGAAGAGAGAGAGAAGTACGTTCTCGATCCGGTGGGGTGGGTGCAGACCAAGCTCCGCGACCACGTCTGGAGTAAGCAGCGCGAGGTGATGGAGTCGGTACGCGACAACCGCAGGACAGCGGTGCAGTCGGCGCACGGGACAGGCAAAAGCTGGTCAGCCGCGAGAATCTGCGCGTGGTGGTTGTCGACGCATGAGCCGGGCGAGGCGTTCGTCGTCACGTCCGCTCCCACGTGGAAGCAGATCCGCGCCGTGCTCTGGAGAGAGCTGGGACGGGCGCACTCAAGGGGCAAGCTCGGCGGTCGCATCACACAGCAGGCGGAGTGGATCGCGCGCATGCCCGAGGGACACGAGGAGATCGTGGCGCTCGGGCTCAAGCCGCAGGACTACGACCCGGCCGCGTTCCAGGGAATTCACGCGCGCTACGTGCTGGTAGTTTTCGACGAAGCGGCAGGCGTGTTCGGGCAGTTGTGGCACGCCGCCGACTCGCTGATCTCGAACGACGACTCGCGGTTTCTGGCGATCGGCAACCCCGATGACCCGGCGAGCGAGTTCGCCGACAACTGCAAGCCGGGTAGCGGCTGGAGCGTGATTCGCATCTCGGCCTTCGACACGCCGAACTTCACGGGTGAGGACGTGCCGGATCGGCTCCGGCACAATCTCGTCGGTCCCGCGTGGGTCGAAGAGAAGAGAAGGAAATGGGGCGAGACGAACCCGCTCTACATCGCCAAGGTGCTCGGCGAGTTCCCCGAGACCTCCGAAGATGGGTTGATCCCGATGAAGTGGATTCGGCAGGCAACCGAGCGCACGCTCGAAGCGGCAGGACCGATCGAGCTTGGCGTGGACGTTGGCGGAGGCGGAGACAAGACAGTCATCGCGATGAACCAGAACGGCGTCGTCCGGATCATCAAGCGCACGCAGGAGCCCGACACGATGACATCGCTGAGTGCGCTGCTCGAAGAGATGAAGCGTGTCGATCCGATTATCGCTCGTGTCGACTCGATCGGGCTGGGTGCCGGTATGGTGGATCGCGCGCGAGAGATCGCACGCGACAAGGACGGGCACAGGTCGAAGCTCGCGTCGAGAATCGAGGGGGTCAATGTCGGGCGCGCGCCAGCGAAGACAGACAAGTTCGTGAACCTGCGCGCCGAGAACTACTGGAACCTGCGTGAGCGATTCCAGGACGGTCGAATCGACCTAGATCCCGACGAGGAGGATCTGATCGCGCAGCTCGTCGACATCCAATATCGGCGAACCGGAAGAGGACTGATCCAGATCGAGAGCAAGGACGAGATGAAGGCGCGAGGGAAGCGGAGCCCTGACGAAGCGGATGCCGTGATGCTCGCCTGCTCGACGAGTCGAGGGAAGGTCAAGACGAAGATGACGTGGGGTAAGAGGAAGCGAAAGGGCGGGCGCCCGAATTGACAAGTACCCCCTCTCCGGAAATCACCTACCCCCCTCCAGAAAATCACCTACCCCCTCCTCGAAAAACGCCTACCCCCCTCCAGAAAAACGCCTACCCCCCTCGCGAAAATCGCCCAGCGCGGAGACGACGAGCGGGTGGGTCAGCGCAGCGTGCCGTCGAGCGCTAGCTCGCGGCGGAGGTGGTCGAGTGCGGTTGAGTGAAAGAGGTTGTAGACGGGGATGCCGTAGGAGCGGGCCGCGCGGATGAGATGGCCGGTGCCTCCCACCGTCTCCCCACCAGGGGTCCAGCACAGCACGAACTCGACCGGATCGTCGAGCCCCGCGCCGAGCAGCACCATCATGTCGCGGCCGTGGAGAGCACGAGCGATGTCGCTACAGCGGCCCCAGGCGGGATGGTGTCGGCTTGCTAGGTCGCGGGCAGCAGGAGTGCAGTCACAGGCTGAGAAGATGATCGCGTGCGGCTGTGCGCCGCTGTAGAAAGCCTGATCGGCGCCACGGGCGCCACCGCTGCGGAGCAAGTGAGAGAGGCGTAGGGAACGTGCCGTGGCCTGCATCACGTCGAGGATCGAGCGAGGAGTCTGCCGGCTGCCGACCCCTGCGTAGGCTCGTCGTCGAGTCGATCGACCGCTCTCCATATCTCGACCCCACCGTTGGAGAGTGCGTCGCTGCAATCCCCTGTGCTGCGCCGCCGTTTCTCTCTCCCTGTTAGCCCATCCGCGCTTCGCCCCCAGCCTACAGCCTCCTATCTCCTATCACTGTCACTGAATAGTGGTAGTAGGTAGTAGGCAGTTAGCTGGGCAGGACCGCGCCAGCGTACTTGGCGGATTGGGGGCTGTCAAGGGTCGTATCGTCGGGCATATCGGCGGGCTTATGGTGCAGCGTGTGAGGTGCGGCTTGTGGCACGTCTTATGGTCGGGCATATCGTCGGGCTTATGGTGCGGCGTGTCGTCGTGTGTAAGGTCGATGGTGTGGCGGCGGTGTGTGGCTGCTCTTGTGGGCAGGTTTCGTGTCGCCGAACTTATTGGTTTGCTTGAGAGTGGAGTTGTTCGAGTGGGGCAAGTCGTGTCGAGTTCGCGGCGCTCGGCTGCCGATGGAGCCACTCGAAAACGTCGTTTACTCTGACACCTCCGGGGGTGGTCAAAAGCTCATTTACTCTGGAGGCCCCCCGCCACCTCGAAAAAGGACATTTACGCTGGAGGCCCCCCGCCACCCTCCGCGAGCTGGCTACCGGAGATACCCCCCGCCAGGATGGAGAGGGACGCGCGCGGCGAGAGTGGTGCTCTCGGCTCTCGGCTCTCGGCTCTCGGCTCCCGCGCGCCCACGCGCCCGCCTAGAGAGAGGGGGCGCCGGGGATAGGCTCTCCCGCGCGCGAGGATGTCCACAGAATCGCGCAACCGCGCCGACCTGTAGGGAACCTAACGTCCCGGCTCGGGGGACGTATTAGGCCCGTCTAGGCGCGCGGGAGGGGGGGCGGCGCGCAGGAGAGAGGGGGAGAGAGACAGGCGGGAGAGGCGGCGCGGGCCTAGAACGGGCCTAGCTAGAACGGCGGGCCTAAGACCGCGCCGGAGAGCTAGAGAACGGGGCTAGAGCGGGCCTAGACGGGCCTAGGAACGCGCGACCGAGGAGCGGGCCTAGGCGGGCCTAGGCGGGCCTAGGCGGGCCTAGGCGGGCCTAGTAGAGCGGGGCTAGAGCGGGCCTAGAGACGGCGCGGCTAGGGTGGTGGGGGGGGGGGGCCGCCAGACAAGAAACCGCCCGGCGCCGTGAGATAGCGCGCCGGGCGGGCGGGTGGTCCAAGCGGGGCGAACCTAGCTAGCTATCGTCGGCGAGTCGCCCCGTAAATCGCGACAACTAACCCGGCAACGAACGAGAGCAGCGCGCCTAGCAGGTGGGCTATCGCCAGCAGTGGCGAATGAGTCGGCGCGCCGTTGTCGGGCGGGTGCGAGTGGCGCCATAGCTCGAATCCCATACGCGCCTAGTTATCGCCACCCGCAGTATCGGCGATTTCGGCGGGCGCGTCGTAGTAGAACGAAAACCGGCGCGACTCCTCGCGGGCGCAAATCGCTGGCTCCCAATGATTCGCCACGAAGCCCCACGCGGCAATATAGGGCAGATCTGCTACCGTCTCGCGGCACGCGCGCACGAAACGTCCCCACCGGGCGAGCCTGATAGCATCCCACGAGAGAGACTCCTCGCGCGTGAAGACTCCGATGAACCTATCGCCCCGCGAGTATCTCTCGAAACCGGGCGAGACTACCGCCCACCCGCCCATTCGACCTTCGGAGTAGCACCTAGCCGCAGGGCCGTAAATCTCTCGCGCCGTATCGTTGAGCCGGCGCCACCCAACCTCGCAGGCGTAGTCGACCCAAGTATCTCTCTCATCGCCAAGAGACTCCCACGCGGCAGCCCCCACGCGCGCGTCATGCTCCGATAGCCCGAATTCCTCGCGAGCTATACGCTCTACCAAATCCGTGCAGGCGTCGAAGTCTATCCCGTGGAGTTTGACGTCACATGCGACGTGGACGGGGCCGCAGTCTGAGTGGAACTCCAGGTCCGCGCGTCTCACTGCTCCGGCTCCACTTCGGGCGCGCCCCCGTTCCCGGCGCCCGTCTCCGCGACGAAGCTATCCGACGCGTGCTCGGTCGCGCCATCCCAGCCTTGCGACGTGGCGAAACGTGCAATCTCCTCCCAGGGGATAACGTGGCATCCCGCTGTGAGTGTACCGTCGGCGCCGATGTTGGACACGGTAAACCCGCCGATCTGCACTTGTCGCAGCCCGGACGGCGCCCATGCTACCCCGCGCGCGCGGCACGAGTTCACTAGCGCATACAGTCGGCGCGCGTCCCGGAGAGGCACTTCCGCGCCGCGCGACGTTTGCACGATATCGTCGCGGCGCCGGAGCAGTGTCGGCGCGTCATACGGTAGTGTCGACAGCCCGCCACCCGCGCGCCACTTCGAGACCAGATCTGCGCGTCTCCGCGCGGTACGTCGAGACTCCAGCGCCAGAAGTGCTCCCCGGGCCGTATCCGTAGCACCTGCGACCGTCGAGAGATAGTCCGCAACGTAGCCCCACTCCACGCCCGGCGCGGCACTCTCCCGGTTTGCCGAGTCCAGGAACTCTTCCCGGATAGCCCGCTCGAATGTCGGGCGGGTAACGCGCGCGTAATAATCTTGTTGCTCCCTATCCCGGCACTGCGACTCGATGGCTCGCGACACTACCCATTCTGCCGTCCGGTATGCGCCCGTCGCAGCCGCTTCCGACTCCACTCGCGCGGCAAAGCCTGCTAGCGTGTCGTAGTCTCCGAACGTCGCGAGTATCCGAGTATCCCAATCGGCGCGCGTTCTCTCTAGTGATTCCAGCGCAGCCGCTCGCGCCGCGCGCCGCTCCCGCTCCTTCCGCCGCTCGCGGTACTCTGCCGCGCGTTCCCGTTTGCGGATTGCGGCGGGAGTCTGCGAGCGGGCAATCATAGCTTCACGCGCGCGGGCTACCTCGGAAATCTCCGATTCCAGCGTCTCGCGCGCGTAGTCTGGAGGTGTAGAGACTCCGAATCGGGCTAGATAGCCGTGCAGACTCTCGACTGCACTCCGGACCGCCTCCTCCTTGTACTCGGCCGCCACGCGGCACCGGCGCCACGAGAGCAGCGCGCGACGGAACTCGTTGTAGAGATATCGCGCGTTAGCCTCGTGATCCGACAGTGACAGCGGCGCGCCCACTCGCGGCACGCGAAAACGGGGGAGGTGGCGCGCGGCATAGCGCGCCCGTGCAACGTGTCTTGAGGTGGTAACGCTGTAGGTATCCGAGGTGATTAGCGCGGCGCCGTCGACGATACAGGCGACAACGGTCCGATAACTGTAATAGTTAGGCCCGTCGAAACTCACGGACCATGAACTGTTGCGCGCCTCGGATTGCGACTGATTAGCCCACAGGTGGGCTACCATCTCCGAATTGACCACTTTTCTCATTTTCTCTCTCTCTCTCTCTCTATTCGCGCCCGCGTTAGTGCAGGTCGCGGCTGCTAGCTTCGCCTTCGTCTTAGTCTTCGTCCCCCTCCGGGCCGTACAGGTACTCTCCGCAGTCTGCACAATGTTCCGCATAGTCCGACTCACCAAAAAATACAGGCTGCGGAACCGTGTCGGAATCACTAAATCCCCAATCGTCTAGCCCGGATAGGGTAGGCGCGACGTGCGTTGCTACCGTGCCGATGATCGACTCTCCGCAGCCGACACAATAGACGGCGCCTTGGTAAGCGTAGCCGTCCAGACCTGGCCCGCCGATCGTAGCCTCTCGAATAAATTCCGCGCGTCTCACTACTCGACCTCCCACCACTGCCGCGCGCGCGGTGGCGCATCGAGAATGCGTCGCACGCGGGAATCTATCTCCGCGCGGTACAGTCGCACGAAACGGGAGACGCTAAGGCGTTCCGATAGGCGCCGCCGATAGAGTTCTTCGTCATTCTCGACCCACCGCGCCCGCTCTCGATCGTTCACGAAGCTATCCTCTCTCTCTCACGTCGAAACGTGCGCGAGGCGCGGCCCGCCGCGCGCCAGTGTGTCAGTGCCGCGTCAAGGTAGGCCGTGCAGCGGGTCGACGCATCGCGCATACTCTCGCGCGCCGTCTCGGGCCACGTCGAAAGAAACCCACCCGCCACTAGATAGCCATCTCGACCATAAAGACTGGCGAAACGTTCCGCGCGCGCGGAGCGTACCTTACAGGCGCGACGGTAGGCGCGGAGATAGGCACGCGCGACCGCAGTATGCTCCGCGCGACACGCGCGCGCGCCCGGTAGGCTATCGGCGCCTCCAAAGATCCGGCGAAGATACACAGGCGAGGCGCCGTGCAACGGAGGCGCGACATTCCACCCGCGCGGCCGATAGCACGCGGCGCGCGAGTAAGACTCCGGGCGGGTGTAACGCCGCACCAGCGAGAGATAGTGAAACCCGCCTGGCGGGACGGGCGGGACGGGCGCAAAGGCGCCACTCGCACGGGGATTGATTCGGTCGGAGATAATCATCGCAGAATCGCCCCGCAATCCGGGCAGCGACACCCGCGCGCGGTTGCGATACGCGCGAAACGTCCGGGCGTGCACTCGTGCCGATAGATATCCGGCGGGTCGCCGGTTTCGTAGACTTCGCCATCGCACGGTCGCCCCGCGCCGCGATTGATATCTAGCGCAGCGGACAACCGGCGCGCGCAATCGTCATAGTCGGCGAATGCGCTAGTAGTCGACGAAAGAACTCCGCCGAGCAGCGGCCGGCGCGGATCGAGTGCACGGTATCGCGCGCGGTAGCTCATCGCGACACCTGCGCGAGCGTAGCTTTGAGCGTACCAGCGCGACGCGCGCGCCGGATGGCCGCGCGATAGTGCCTCTCGCGGTCGCGGTCCGTTGCTAGCGATGAGAGCGGGCGTCCTGTTAGCAGGTAGTGCAGTCGCGCCACGTTGTGATTTGTCACGCGCGCCAGTCCTGCCGCGCGCGCGATAGCATGCAGAGTCTTGGTCACTTTCCTATACCCTCCCGCTGTTTCGCGGCTCTCGCTATTGAGAGTCGCAGTGTTACCTATCTATCCGCGCGGCCGTTTCGACTCGCGCGGGGCCGTGCGCAGTCCCGCGCAGCCGTTCGACCTCGCTGTTAGCTTCCGCGCGGCTGCCGCAATAGGCGACCGGGTACTCGGAACGCGCCGCGAAAACGTACCACCCGGCGCCCGCTGGTGTGTCGCCTACCAGTTCTCGCGATAGCAACGGGCGCGGGCTACCATCGCCCCACGTGCGCAGTCGAGACGCGCACGGCGGGCAGTAGTAGCGCCATGGGTGAGACGGCGAGACTAGCGCGCCCGTAGCAGTTAGTTTCAAGTGACGCGCGCATTCGGAGCAGCGCGCGCTAAGGTGTGCATCGGGCGGATTGACGGGAACGAAGTGCATGACGCGCAACTAGCCCCGCTCGACCGTAGACGGATACAGGCTACTCCAGTCCCGCCGCGTAGGGTGGGCGCGCTGTTCCACTAGCCCTGCCCGGATCGCGCGCGCGACCACTGCATAACTCCAGTTGCGGCGCCACTTGTCGAGACCGGCAAGCTGGATTGCCGCGTGGGGTGTGCAACCCGGCGAGTGCTGCACGGCGAGTGCGATGCTCTGCATGCGTGGCCCGACCCGCCTAGCTCTGCTAACGTTCTCTCTCACTGTTGGTCTCTCTCCCGCTGCGGGATCGCCGCCTTAGTGGCGCGGCGGCGGGCGGCCCTACGCGCGGCAGCGGCGCGGCGGGCTAGCAGTCGGCTAAGTGCCGCGTCTCGCGCGCCTGCGCTGTCGTAGGCATCGCGGCGCGGGCTCGCCCCATACGTGCGCCCGTTCCGCGTCTGGTGCACGTGTAGCACGTAGCGAGTCCCCGTGCTACCGTCTTTTGGGGTGCGAGTGTAGGTTGTCACCTGTAGCCCGATTACTCGGCCGCGCGCGTCTCGCAGTGCTCCCCCGTCGGCGCCGTCAGCGCTCGCCGGTATCGCGCTGTAGGTCTGCCGGAAGTCCCTGTACGTGTAGCGACTCATGACGGACCCTCCACGCTCAACGGGCCACGTAGGAAACGATCGCGGAGAGCATCGGCGAGAGAGCAGCGGCCGCGAGAATCGCGCCGACTCCCCACCCTGCGAGGGAGAGCGGGAGCGGCCCGCGCCGCTCGGCCTGCTTAGCGTTGCGCGCCACCTGCCGCGCGTGGCTACGCTCCCGCTCCATCCGATCCGCGAGGCGCCGCGCCCATTCGTCCCGATCCAGTCGCATCGCAACCGCGTAACTCCGGCGAGACTCACTGCGAGGTGTCGATTCCATTTCCTCTCTTCCTTTCCATTCTTCCCGCTCCCTGGATTGAGAGTCGGACCGCGCGCCCAAGCGCGCACGTGGAAAGTAACAGTAACCCAGCGAGTGTGTCAATAGTCCATTTCCGCAGGACGATTCCGACCTAACTGCTAGTGTTATCAGCTAGTTACAACGGCATACAGCTTGCATGCAGGCTAGGCCGTCTGCCCGATAGCGATACTTTCCCTATTGATAGTGAGTTCTCATTATCAGTTACTTGGAAGTCTCGCTATCGTGGGGGGGAGGTGGGGAGGAGCCTACCGTTCCACCCTGCAAATACCATGCCAACTGGAAATGTCAAGTGCTGTCAATCACTTGCAAAGTCTATGCCGTCCGGCCTTGTCAAGTCTCGATGCGGCATAGTCTATGCTGTAATGCGGCAGGGAGTTTGACGCGGCGCGGCATAGTCTCTCGCGTCTAGTCTAGCCCGGCCCTCTTGTCAAGTCTTGACAGGATATCGGCGCGGGTATATGGCGCGGCATATCGGCAGGCTTACCGGCGCGCGTATCGTCTTCCCCGCTCGGCGCGGCGCGGCGCTCGACCTCCCCTCCGCACCTCCCCTCTCTCTACCTAGTGTCGACTATTCTCTGCACTGTTCCCCATATAGCCATACTGCACAATGGCTATATAACTAACTAGCGATGCTAGGGTGTGCTCGCGGATCGACCCACCCCCCGTGGGGTGGTGAGCGGTAGGCCCGCCCCTTCCCACGGAGTGAAACTTGTTAGCACTACTACCACCTGATACTATTGCTACCCGCCCCAGCTTCTTGATAGCCACACTACCACCCCCTCTTTACTGCTAACTGTCCCTATTCACTGTCACTTAGCTGGGGGTATTGACAACTATCTCTTCTATCTCTACAATCTGCTCACCCAGCCGGGAGCTAACAGCCTCCTATATAGTGTCAACAGCAATCAGCAGGGAGCAGTCAGCAGGGAGCAGTCAGCAGTCAGCAGTCAGCAGTCAGCAGTCAGCAGGGAGCAGTACGCGCGCGCGACCCCTTCCCCCTCCCCCTCGTCCCCCCCCCCCTTTCCGCCTTTCCCCTCCTCGAACTCGCGTGGGGGCCACCCCAGGAAGAAAGTTGACCCCGACTACGGGACTGTGTTAGCGTTAGTACCGTTGGCTGATGGAGTTGACCGAAAGGAGGCAGTTCGATGGGGACGGACCGATCGCCGCGCAGCAACGTTCACTACTCCTACCTCGCGATCCTCGCGGCCTACGGTGACGAGGCGCTGGCGGGGATGCTCCCCTCCCGCGCGGCGGCCCTCGCGGCGGACATCGGGGAGCTAGCCCGCGAACTCGCGCCGCGCGCTACCGACGACTACGAGGTGGCCTATAGGGACGCCGCGATGCTGCACGCGCGGCGCGTCGGCGGGCTCGTCAACCTCGGTGCCTACCTCGACTGCCTTCACACCATCCGGCTATGAGGTACGCCCACCCTCGAAAGTGGACGCCGGGGCCGTGGTTCAACGGCGGCAAGCTGATTGGGGGATGCCTGGAAGTCCTTGCCGATGGCGGGCGCATGCAAGTTGCGCGGGTCAACGGCAAGGCGGGAGAGCAAGAGGCCAACGCCGCCCTGATCGCCGCCGCGCCGGAGTTGTACGAGGCGCTAGCTGGTTTCGTCGATTGGTTCAACGCTCAAGAGCTGCACCATGTCATCAAGGGGGCCGCACGTGAACCGCATACGCGGGCTCGCGCCGCACTCGCCGCCGCGCGTGGCGAAGGGGGCGAGAAGTGACCGACAGTGCGAAGTTGGACGAACGGGGGTGGACGGGATGAGCCACTCGCTTCCGTGTCGTCTCGACTCCCTTCCTCCCGGCTCTACCTTCCGCCTGTGGAAGCTCGAAGGCGTACTCCTCTCCAAGTCCCCCAGCTCCGCCGTCGTGAAGATAGGCACCGCTCCCCCGCTCACATGGTCTCTCGGCTCGATGGTCGAGCCGCTCACGATCGCCGAGACCGCGCAGCAGCGACGCCGCAGACTCCCAGCGTGCGCGCTCTCATTCGCCCGGATGTCCTCCTTCAACGCATGTGCTCTAGGGAGGTAGCTACTAGTGGCAACTCGCAAGTACAGGCAAGTCAGCGGCACCGTCTCAGAGGCCGTCAACGCGGGCTACTCCGCGCTCTCGTGGCTCGCTGAGGAGGCGCGAGATATCGTCGACAATGCGCCCGAGGGGATCAACCAGACGGCGCGCATCCACGCCTTCGAGTCGACTATGTACACCCTAGAGTCGCTCGACGAACCGGACGTGCCTTCCGCCGTCGCGGATCTGCTAGCTAGCTGGTGTGAGGTTCAGCCGCGCGGTGCTCGCAAGCCGCTCTCCCGGTCCGATCGTTGCTCGAACGCGATTGTCGCGCTCGCCGCCGCGAAGAGCGTGGCGGAAGAGTGGCTCGCCGATCACGAGCCACACGAGAGCGACGACGAGGAAGAGCAGGAAGAGCGCGACGACGTGGAGATGCTCGTCAACGTGCTGTCCGACGCAATCTCGGAAGCGGAGGGTGTCGAGTTTCCGGGGATGTTCGGATGAAGCGACCTCAAGAGACGACCCGCGTTGCGATGAGACTCACCTCCGATATCACCCGTCGCGAGTGGCATGAGATGCTCCTCGCCGACTACCATCTCCGCCGCACGGCCGCGCGCAAGCGCCGTGCTCTCACTCCTCGCGGCTCGAAGCAGCGCCGCTACCTCTCTCATCTCATTCTCGACTTCGGGCGTTGGATCGCGCTCCACAAGCGCGAGATGCTCAAGGAGCAACTTCGATGACACAGGCACACGAACTCGGGCTCGGATTTTCCCTTCCCGCTGCTCTCCCCGACGAGCCTCCCACTCGCTACTCCCGCGTCGTCGCGATCCGTGGTCGCGAGCTGGACCTTCCCGACGGCACTCTCTACCTCCCCGTGCCTCCCGACGACGGCGAGTCGCCTTGGGAGAACTTCATCCGTGTCGGCGAGACCGCGATTCTCTACGGCCGTTCGACGATTCGCGGTCTCTTCGTGTTCGACAGCACCACGGCGCGGCTCGCCCGCATCTACTACCGCACCGAAGAGGAGGATCAGCGTATCCAAGACCTGTTGACCTACGGCGCCGATGCGAGGGATCTGCTCGCGCGCTGGGAGCGTGGTGACATCGTTCACTCGGTCGAGATGGGCGGGCTCGGACCTGGGTACGAGCAAGCTATCCAGGCCGTGTCTTTCCGCCTCCTCCATCATCTGCTCACGGCTGTCGACCCGCGCTACGACGCGAGCGACTGGCGTCCTCATGTCAACGGGAGTGAGGTGGCGAGCGCTCGCTGGCGGCGCGATCTCGATCGGATTTGGGCGTGGGCGGACGGTGACGAGCAGATCAACGCTCTTGGCCTCTCGGGGGCGCAGTGGGGAGCTGCGGTCAATCTCGCGACCCGGTTCTTCGCCGACGACGACCCGTCCAAGACGATCAAGTCGGCGCCGGAGGATCGGCGCATCCTAGTGAGCAAGCACTTCCCTGGTACCCCGCGTGCTAGCGAGGTCGCGCAGTGAGAGCGCGCATCGTCACCCGCTATCGCACGATCGGAGTGCTCGAACTCTACGCCGAGCGTGAGGAGCGCGAGGTCGAGAAGCGCCTCTCGCTGTTCGAGCAGTCCGTGTGGGATCGTTTCTTCGAGCACGCACGTGTGTCGGGTCACCACGTTCTCTACCGCTGGCCCGTGGTGTACGAACTGACCGAGAGCCAGGGCGCGCAGTCTCTTGTTGGCGCTTTCAAGGCTCTCATCATCGACACAGGAGTCGAGTGATGGCTCACAAGCGCCACGTCAAGGGACGTGCCCGCAACAGTTTCGGCAAGTGCCTCGCCGCTCTCCGTCGCGCGCGCGGCTTCTCGATCCGCGAGTGCGCTACCTCGATCGGCGTCTCGAAGACGCAGTGGGGCGAGGTGGAACTCGGCAATCGCGAGCCTTTCGAGGAGCACCAGCTCGCAGCCATCACGCGGGAGCTGCGTCTCACGGCATCCGAATCGGTCTCCCTTCGCGTCGCAGCCGCACGCACGCGCGGCTGGTACGCGCTGCCATCCGCCGCTCTCACCGACGATCAGCACGCCTTCGCGGTCGAGCTGGTCGAGCGCTGGGACACGTTGTCGGCCGACGAAATCCGCCGGATGCGGAGGGTCTTGACAACCTGAGCGGCGAGCGGTAGTCTCCCTATCGGCAACTCGGAGTAGGCTCATTGACAGATGATCTCGACTTCGCTGCGGGACGATCGCAGAGGATTACCATTGGGTGGCAGGTTAGTCGCCCGGCTCAGCCGGGGCAGACACTGTTCTTCTGCAACCTCTTGACCGTAGCGATTCACGTTTCGAGTTGGGACGGGACGCAGTAGGCTGCTTACCATCGCAGCAGCTTGCACAGCTCTTAGACCGTCTCAGCCTTCCCTATACCCGCGAACGAGGTCGGGATAGAGCGTCTCGGGGACGCAGCTTGCTGGTTACCATTACTACATGGCACGACCAGCTCGCGCCTCTCTCGACTCGGGTCGCTCTGTCCCGGCCTCGTTTGCGTCTCGACCGACCGACCAACGCGGTACGCAAGGAGTCTCGCATGTCGAATCCCTACCTCGACGCGATCAATCCCGTCAAGACCCCGCAGTCCTCTCCGCTCCCCGGCCGTGAGCCGGAGATGGCCCGCAATCACGCTGGCGGCTACGCCTTCCTCCTCACTCCCTGGCAGGCGCTCGACCGCTTCCTGATCCTCGGCACCGAGGGGGGTACCTACTACGCGACCGAGCGCGAGCACACGCTCGACTCGATCGCCAACCTCCGCCGCGCGATCGCGGAGGATGGCCCGCGTGTCGTCGCCCGCATCGTCAAGATCGACGCGGCCAACCGTGCCCCGAAGATGAAGCCGATTCTCTTCGCGCTCGCCGCTTGCCACGTACTCGGTGATCTCGCGACGAAGCAGGTCGCGTCCGCAGCGCTCCCGGCGATTCTCCGCACGGGCACGCACTTCTTTCTCTACCTCTCCTATCTCGCGGCGCTCGGCTCGAAGCTCTCGCGCAACAAGCGCAGCGCGCTCTCGAACTGGCTCGCCTCGCAGGAGCCCGACCGTCTCGCCTACCAGATGGCGAAGTACGCCAACCGTGAGGGCTGGACGTGGCGCGACGCACTGCGCGTGATCCACCCGACCCCGCGCGGGATCGCGCAGCGCGCGCTCTACCGTTGGGCTGTGCGCGGCGCGAGCGCGCTCACCCGGTCTCAGCTCTCCGCTCTCCCCGACGTCATCATCGCGGCGGAGAAGGCGAAGAACCCCGCGACGACCGAGAAGCAGATCATTCGTCTCATCGTCAAGGAGGGGCTCACGCACGAGATGATCCCCTCCGAGCGGCAGTCTCCCGCTGTCCTGGCGGCTCTCGCGGAGCGGATGCCCGCGACGGCTCTCCTTCGCCAGCTCGCGCGTCTCACCGCTGCTGGTGTGCTTCCCCCTCTCTCCGATCTCGGCTCTCTCGTCGCGGCTCGCATCGTCGACGCGGAGTGGCTTCGCAAGTCGCGAGTTCACCCGATCCAGATCCTCTCCGCGCTCGTGGTCTACGGGAGCGGGCACGGTGTTCGCGGCGCGCTCACGTGGTCGCCCAATCAGGAGATCGTCGCTGCGCTCGAAGAAGCCTTCTATACGTCTTTCGAGTCTGTCGAGCCGACGAACAAGCGCACTCTCCTGGCGCTCGATGTCTCGGGGTCGATGGGCGAGGGCAACGTCGCGGGTGTTCCTGGTCTCACTCCCGCGATGGCGTCCGCCTGTCTGGCGATGGTCGTAGCGCGCACCGAGCCGCACCATCACATCATGGGCTTCTCGTCCACCTTCCGCGATCTCGGAGTCACCTCGCGCGACTCTCTCTCGGACGCGCTACGGAAGACGAGTGGTCTCACGTTCGGCTCCACGGACTGCGCTCTGCCCGCGCTGTGGGCGAACAGCACCGGCAGTCTCGTCGACGCCTTCGTGATCCTCACCGACAACGAGACGTGGGTGGGCCGCGTCCACCCCTCCGCCGCTCTCGCGGACTATCGCAAGGCGCGCGACATCCCCGCGAGGCAGATCGTGGTTGGAATGACTTCGACGCGCTTCACGATCGCCGACCCTCGTGACCCTCTCTCGCTCGATGTCGTCGGCTTCGACGCCGCCGCGCCCGCGATCATGGCGGACTTCATCCGAGGTTGAGCATGATCGCGAGAAAGGTAACCACTACCCGCGAGATCGCTCTCGTCTCTGTTGCGCGGTCGCAGCATGACGTGGTGGAGATGGAGAAGGAGCACAACACGAGGCTGCTGGAGAACACAGCCTGGAACGAGGGGCTGCTGCTCCCCCGCTCGCTTGTCGCGCACAAGGCCACAGTGCTCAGCGATCGCGTGCTTCTGGTGACGACGGCATACGCACTGGGGGAGGCGTGATGGCGGCCTTCGAGCGCACGAGTAAAGACAGCTCTGCCGCAGAGGAGCGCGAGTCGTTGAACGAACATGATCTGACCGACGAAGAACTGGGGATCGACACGCCGAGCAGCCCACAGCTACCGGATCTAGCCGAGAGCGACATCAGCTTCCGCCCGGATAGTCTCAATCTCTACTCGATCCGCTGCCACAACGCCGCCTGTAGCGCAGGCTGGTGGACCGAGCCGAGCACTCAGCGTCAACTTCTCGACACTCTCTACTCCAACTACGTGATCGGCGCGAAGATCGCGCTCATCCACTCCGAGATCAGCGAAGCGCTAGAAGGCCACCGCAAGGGCCTGATGGACGACAAGCTCCCGCATCGCCTGATGATCGAAGTCGAGCTAGCCGATGCGCTCATCCGCATCTTCGATCTCGCGGGCGCCCTCCAGCTCGACCTCGACGGCGCGGTCGCGGAGAAGATGGCCTACAATCGGACCCGTGAAGATCATCAGCGCGAGAGCCGTAGTGCCCCTGGCGGTAAGTCCTACTGAGCGGGCAACACGCCCGTGCACTCGACGCTCAGCGAGTGAGCTGGGTGTCTGCATGGATTGTAAGGTGAAGCTCGACAGCCTCAACTGGTCGCCTTCGATGCGCGGGGAGACGGGGTTGCGGCCTCGCCATATCTGCCGCTCGTGCTGGTCGAGCCGACAGCGGCGCTACGCGGCAAAGAAGACGCGCGCAGAGCGGAGGGCGCAGCAGAACGCATCGCGTGCGCGCAGGGAGGCCGCTTGGTCGGAAGAGAGGAGGGCGCGGGAGAGAAGGCGGCAATACGGTAGCTGGTTGAAAAGAACCTACGGTATCTCGCTTGCCGAATACGACATGCTCTACCGCGCGCAGGAGGGGTGCTGTGCGATCTGCAAGTCGCGCGTCCCTGGTGGGAAAGGCGTGTTTCATGTTGACCACTGTCACACCACCGGAGTCATCCGGGGGTTGCTCTGCTCCGGGTGCAACTTGGTCTTGGGGCGAGTGAAAGACAACCGGGAGACTCTGCTGCGAGCTGTCGATTATCTCGACCGGGCCAACGCTCGTCTCGATGGAGAACCTGAGCACCGGGCAGGGGAGGGCGGCAAAAAGTATTAGTATCAGCGCCTAACTCCTAGCCTCTCAACGACTTACCTCGCGGCACCGGGCTCGTCTCGGTGCCGCTTTTCGTTATCCCTGCTAACAATTTCTGTCCGCGTTTGACAATTCCTGTTACTCGTCTACACTATGGGTCTCAGAGAGACCACAACAGGTTGTGCTGGTAGCACGGGTAACCCACTACAGGTTGACGGCGTGCTCGGTGCCGAGGTCTACCGAGCCCGCTGGCAGCGCAGAAGGCGAGGCAAGCTGGATGGCAAGAGGGACGATCCGATCGGGCCGAAACACGGTGCGTGGCGGCGCATCGCGGCCTCGCTCGCCCCGAGCGCCGGTAACCTCTCCTCGTGCCGGTGCTCGGGCTCTTCCTCTCGATAGCGCGTTCTTCATCGACACCCCTACCCCGCGCGCGACCCGTGAGCGCCCGCCGATCGACGCAGCCCGTCTCACTACCGCCTCGCTTCGCTCGGCCTCCGTTGTTCCGTCTCTCGCCGAGCTGACCTACACGGGCGCTCTGCTCGGGCGTGGCGAGTTCGCACAGCGCTACGGTCTCACGTTTCAGACTCCTACTGGCGCCTACCGTCGTGACGCCGCCGATGCGCTCGGCTACAAGCCCTCTCTCACGCTCGACGATTACTGGCTGCGCTACCGGCGCGGCGGTATCGCGAAGCGCATCGTCGAGTCGTACCCGAAGGCTACATGGGCTGGTGAGATGTGGCTCCAAGAGATCGAAGACGCGGAGATCGAGACGGACTTCGAGCGCGCCTCACGACTCCTCTTCTCGCGTCTCCACCTCAGCGCCAAGTTGCGACGTGCGGACATTCTCGCTGGTCTTGGCGAGTATGCGGTGCTCCTGATTGGTGCTCCTGGCGCCCTTTCCGCGCCTCTCCGTCTCGTTGGCAGTCCCGACCAGATCGCCTATCTCCAGCCGATCTCGCAGCGGCGCGCACGGATCAAGGAACTCGTCTCCGATCCGAAGAATCCTCGCTTCGGGCAGGTCGATCTCTACGAGATCTCCTTCGCCAAGGACCGGCCCGCCGATCTCGTGCATTGGTCGCGCGTGATCCACATCGCCGATGGCCTGCTCGAAAACGAGGTCTTCGGCACACCGCGCCTCGAAGCGGTCTGGAACCATCTCGACGATCTCACGAAGGTCGTCGGTGGTGGCTCGGAGGCGGCTTGGAACCGCATGGACCCCGGCATGCAGATCGACGTGGACCCCGAGATCGAGTTCGACGAGGAGGAGGAAGAGGATCTCGACGAACAGCTCGACAAGTACCGCCACGGGCTCGACCGCAATCTCCGCACGCGAGGCACGAAGATCAACATGCTCGCGGCGAACGTCTTCGCGTTCGGCTCCAACGCCACCTCGATCCTCGAACAGATCAGCGGAACCACGGCGATCCCTCTCCGCATCCTCCTCGGCACGGAGCGCGGCCAGCTCGCCTCGACCCAGGACCGCGACAACTGGAGCGATCGTGTGACCGAGCGACGTGGGGTCGAGGGTACAGCGATACTCACGCAGCTCGCCGACCGGCTCATCGCGTGCGGTGCGTTGCCCGCGCCCAAGGAGACCTACAAGCCGGTATGGTCAGAGATCGAAGAACTCAATTCGCAGGCGAAGGCGGCCGTGGCGATGTCGCTCTCTCAAGCCAACGCTGCCTCCTTCAATGTCGAGCAGAAGCCGATCCTGACCGTCGACGAGATCCGCGCGCAGGTCTTCAACCTGGAGCCGCTCAAGTTCGAGCCTCCTGCCCCTCCCGAGCCGCTCGTCCCTGACAATCCGGAACTCGAAGAGGAACTCGTCGACGCCCCTCCCGCAGACGACGAACTCACGGACGACGAGCCCACCGACGATAAGCGCGCAGCGTTCGCCAACGTCACGACTCCTCCTGTCGACCCGGATTGGCGTGTCGTCCATCGAGTCGGTGATGCCTACCTCACGTCGGCCGAGCGCTCGTGGCGGCGTCTCTGGCGCGAGGCACGTCAGCTCGTCGAGGATCGGGCCTACCAGCTCGACTACCTTCTCTCTCAGAACAGCGCGGACGGCGCCGCCCGTCTTGTCGAGCACGCTCTCAGCGAGGCCGAGGATCGACATCTCGCGCGCGTCGAGCGCCATCTCCTTTCGATTGCTCGTGACGCAGGGCGCGCAGCCGCCTCGAACGCCACCGCGCGTGGCAGCTTCCATGATCCGCTCGCCGATCTCGCTCGCGCGGCAGCTCCTGCTGATGCGCCGATCACCGTCACTTTCGAGATCCTCTTCGACGCTACTGACGCGGCCTCGATCGCCTTCGCGCGCGGCTACGCCTACGATCTGATCGTCGAGACCTCTCCCGAGACCCGCGCGGCGATCCGCGAGATCATCGTGCGCGGTCTCACCGAGGGTATGTCGCCGCGTGCTCTCCGTTCGCAGATCACGCAGATCATCGGCCTTCGCACTGACCAGATCCGCGCCCTGGAGAATTTCATCGCACGGGGGGCCTCCCGCTCGCAGGCCGAGCGATACGCGCGCAAGCTCCTGCGCGATCGCGCGTTGCTCATCGCGCGCACGGAGGTCTTGCGCGCTGCGAACGAAGGGCAACGCGAGCTGTGGCAGCAGGCTCTCAATGTTGGTCTGCTCCCGAGCGACCAGAAGCGCAAGTGGATCACCACTCTCGATGGTCGTGAGCGTGACTCTCACCACGACATGCACGGGCAGATCCGTGGGATCGACGAGAAGTTCGACAAGCCGGGTGGCGGCCGTATCGAGCCCGGCGAGGAGCCGAACTGTAGATGCGCTTCGGCTCTTGCAACTCCGGAGGAAGTCGCTCGCTACGAGCGCGAGCGTTCCGAGGAGGCGCGCTGATGCCTGCTCCTCGCCCGAACGAGACGCGCAAGGACTACATCGCGCGTTGTGTCCCCGTCGTGCTCGACGACGGTACGGCCGAGTCTCGCGATCAGGCGGTGGCTGTCTGCCAGTCCATGTGGGAGAAGTCGCGCGAGTCCCGACAGCTATCCGGCTCGGTCGACTCCGCGAGCATTCGCACGGAGACGCTCTTCGGCCGTCAGTACCTCGTAGTCCCCGTCGTCGCGTCCGTCGCCGACATCGCGATTCGCGCGCAGGGGTCGGAGGGTCACAGCGAACTCATCCCCTCTGAGGAGCTGGCGATCTCGACCGTGATGTGGAATGGGCGCCCGGTCGTCTTCCGCCATCCCGTCGGCCCGAACGGCGAGCCTCTCTCAGCGAACGACCCGGCCGTTCTCGACGCATACGGGATCGGTTGGATCTTCGCCTCTCGTTTCGACAGCAACCGTCTCAAGGTCGAGGCGTGGGTCGACATGGAACGTGTCGCCGCGCTAGGCGACGACGCGCAGGCGGCGCTCGATACTGTCCGCGCAGGGCAGATGATCGAGGTCTCCGTCGGCTGTCTCGTCTCTGCTGTCGAGGTCGAGGGGCGTGACGCTGCGGGGAACGCCTACACTCGCGCGTGGACGAACATCCGCCCCGACCATCTCGCATTCTTGCCGGTCGGTGAGATCGGCGCATGCTCGAACAAGGCCGGTTGTGGGGCGCCTCGTGCGTCTCTCCGCGCGGCTCACCGAATGGAGGTGTCCACCATGATCCTGTTCCAGAAGCTGCTGTCCAAGCTCCGCATCGGCAACGAGGAGACCGGCCCCTCGGATGACGAGCTGCGCTACAAGCTCGCGACCGTGCTCCACGCGACCGAGCCCGCGTTCGATGGCGTGATCGCGGTCTATCCCGAGTCGGCGACGGTCATCTACTCCTGCTCTCCCGAGGGGAGCTACAAGACGAAGCGACGCGGCTACACGCTCGCGGAGAACGGCGACGTCACTCTCGCCGATGACGCGGAGGACGTGGAGGCGCGCGTCGAGTTCGTCCCAGTGCAGGCGACCGCGACGCAACCCAAGAACGTAGGGGAGGGCGGAGGCGACACCACGGCGGCTGCCGCTGCGGGTGCCGTCCCCGTCGGCACCCCGCCCTCCCCTTCTCAGTCTCCCGCCTCCGCATCGTGCGGCTGCGGCGATCACCGCAAGGCAGCGGACCACAACAGAGGAGTGAAGAAGATGACGAACAAGGAACTGGCGGAGCGGCTGATCGCCTGTGAGGGGTCGCCGTTCACCGAGGAGGATCGAGAGAACCTCGAAGCCTTCTCCCCCGAGCGTCTCGCCGCGCTGGCCGAGCAGCTCGACCCGACGAAGCCCGCGCCCGAGCCCGAGCCGAAGCCGCGCACGGCGGAGCAGTGGCTCGCCGAGGCGCCCCCGGAGGTGCGTGAGCTGGTCTCGCGCCACCAGACCGAGGAGAAGGCGCGCCACGCGACGCTCGTCGCGAGCCTCAAGGGACTGCCGCAGGTCAAGGCGATCTACGACGAGGCGCGTCTCGCGTCGCTCACCGTCCCTCAGCTCGTCGAGGTCGCGACCCTCGTCGGGCTCACCGAGCAGCCCACCTTCCACGGTGTCGTTCTCCCCGATAGCCCTCGGGGAGCGGAAGACGGCACTCCTCCGCCCTCGCCCCGCCCCTACGATGTCGCGCTCAAGTCGCGTCGTGAGGCGGCGGCCAAGGCCAACTGAGCCACTGCGCTCTCACCCACTACTGACACCAACACGGTAGGAGGAGAATCCAACGATGTCCATCTCGACTCTCAACCCGAACACGATCTGGCTCGGTGGTCCCAAGACGGAGATCAACGAGTTCGCCGCGATCGAGTCGATCACGCCGGGCATGGTGCTGGAGTACCACAACGACTCCGGCACGCTCAAGCTCGGTGTCCACGACAGCGCGGACGATCCGTGCGAGCCGATCATCGCGCTCAACTTCCCCGAGCTGAACAAGGGGATCGGTGATGCCTACGCCGCTGGCGATCTCGTCAAGGCCGCGCATCTCGGTCCGGGAGCCACGTTCCTCGGGATCATCCCGTCCGGTCAGAACATCTCGCCGGGCGCCCGGCTCCAGTCCAACGGCGACGGCAAGCTCAAGGCTCTCGCCTCGGGCGTCGCGCGTTTCATCGCTCTCGAATCCTCGGGCGGCGCGGTGACGGCGGACACCCGCATCCGTGTCGAGGTCGCGCCGTAAGGCGGCTCTCAGCCAACGACCCAATCTCTCTACCAAGGAGGAACCACACCAATGTACCGAGTTCCCTTCAACCTGGGTCAGCCGCCCACGGGCTTTCCCGACAACGCCCACGCAGGTCTCGCTCGCGGTCTGGCCCGCTACGAGAGCATCGACGCTCTCCGCGCGGCCTCGCCGCTTCCGGACGAGGCGCAGCGTGTGATCGACGGCGAGGTTATCCAGGTGGGCCTGGAGCGCCTCGTCGTCGTCGCCGACATGATCGAGGCGGGCATGGTGATGGACCTGCCGAACGCGATGAGCGTTCTCCAGGTCTACCACGAGCGCGCCAACAAGATCGGGCACGCGAAGCGAACCATGACGCCCTCCTCGCGCGGCGAGAACCAGCTTCTCGACCGCACGGGCGTTCGCACCCCGATCTACGTCACGATGGACGACTTCGCGTTCAACGTGCGTCTGCTCCTCGCCTCTCGCCGCGCGGGCGCTCCGCTCGACACGGCGCAGGTCGGGCAGGCCACGCGGCGCGTGAACGAGGCCATCGAGGATGCCGCGATCAACGGCGCCGGTCTCGTCGTCGACGGCGACTCCACACTCGGTATCCTCAACGCGCCCAACGCGAACACGGTCGCGTACAAGGACAACGAGTCGTGGACCGTTGCGACTCACTCCGGAGAGGACATCCTCGAAGACGTGCTCGACATGATCGAGCAGCTCCAGGCCGATCGGAAGTACGGCCCGTACAACCTGTACGTCAACACCGCCTACGGGCTCAAGCTGGAGGAGGACTACAAGTCCGCCACCTCCGGCACGATCCGCGAGCGGCTGGAGTCGATCGACGTGGGTGGCGGGCGCCGTCTGCGGGTTCGCGTGGCCGACCAGCTCGGCACCGATCGGACCTTCATGATGCAGATGACGAAGGATGTCGCCGACATCATCGTGGGTCAGCAGCCGACCCCCGTCGCGTGGCAGGACGCTCCGGGCTGGGAGTTCAACTTCGCGGTCATGGCCATCGTCGTGCCGCGCGTCAAGGACACCTACACCGGGCAGTCCGGCATCGTCACCGGCTACACGAGCTGATCCTAGCTCTTCACGCGACTAGCTACCGGAGACCGACCGACCATGGAAGTCAAGCTGGTGAAAGACAACCATAAGAAGTTCTTCACCTGCGACAACGTGACCGTGACTGTGCTCACGGTCGACATGATCGTGGTGAAGAGCGGGCAGGCCACTCCCGGAATCATCGTCGAGCTGACGCCTGGACCCACGCTGCGGCTTCCAGACGACGGTGATTCCGTCTACCTCTTGAACGCCCAAGGTCGGACAGTGGACGCCTATCACTGGCCGATCCGCCCTCGCACTGCCGCCGAGCCGCAACAGCGCGGCGACGCGGAGATTCACACTCCATCCCGATAGGACGACCCCATGCCCACCTACCGACTCGTCTCAGGTTCCATGTCCCGCTGGGTGAACGGCAGGCGCCAGCGCCACGTCGCGGGTACCGACACCGCGCTGATCTCCGATCTGTCGCTGGCGGAGATCGAGGAGCACAAGAACCGTCTCGAATTCGTGAGCGCGGAGCCGTTCGCCACGACCAAGCCGCAGCCCCCGCTCGCCCCCATGCCGATTCCGTCGAAGGAGCCCGTGGTCGTCTCCGCCGCCGCGCAGTCTCTCAAGGCGGAAGAGGGGGAGGAGGAGGAAGGGGAGATCGACTGGGGCGAGGTGCTCTCCGGCAACGTCGCGTCGATCAAGGACTACATCGTCAACACGCTCGACGACGCAGCACTCGTCTCGTCGCTCATGGAGGCGGAGAGCGCGGGTAAGTCCCGCTCTACCGTGCTCAGGGCGTGTGCCGAGCGGATCGCCGCTCTCACCGAGGCGGAGGAGGAAGAGGAGGAGTAGATGACGACACCTGCCAGGAAATTCGTGCTCACGAGCGGGCGCTACGCCCGTTTCGAGAACGGTCACCGCAAGGAGTACCGCGCAGGGGACACGATCACGCTCACCGAGGAGGAGGCCAAGCGTCTCTCTTCGATCGTCGAGCCCGCCTCCGACCCCGTGACGGGCGTCGGCAGTCTGCGCCACTCGGTCCCTCCGCAGTCCTCGGAGTATTACCGCTCGCGCAGGTTCCGCGCGCGCGTCGATCCTCTCGACAAGGAGTAGGCAGTGTCTGCGAGCTACGACCCGGATCTCCCGACTGGCAAGGATTGGGTGCGCTTCCTCACGGGGGACACCGACACCTCCGCCGCGAGTATCTCCGACGAGGAGATCACGGCCGTGCTCGCTATGCAGACCGCGACGGGGGTCGCCGCGTACTATTACGCGGCGGCCGAAGTCCTCTCGCTCTTCCTGGCCGAGCAGGCTCAAGCCGGTGCTGGCTTGCAGCGCAAGATGGTCGAGCATCTCCAGCTCGAATGGGGCATGGAGTCGAACGTCGTCGAGGCGATTCAGCTCCACATCTCGTGGCTACGCCGACGTGGCGCTTTCCTGCTCTCCCCTCGGCCGCGTGTGCTTCGCGCTGCTGGTCGCTCCACGGCCCGCGACGTGAGATTCCCGACGACGTAGGGGCGCTCTGTGGCCTTCATCGACTCCTTCCATGACGTGATGCCTGCGCGGGTCACCGCGATTCCGGGCACCACGAACGAGTACGGCACGTTCGTTCCGTCGGGGGCCGTCATCGCTGATATCCCGGCGCGGATCGAGGGCCACAACAAGCTCGTGCGTCGTGAGGGGGACGCGCAGCAGGTTCTCTCGTCGGTGCAGCTCTATCTCGGCGCCTACAACGGTCTCAAGGTCCACACGCACCGCTTCACGATCCCGTCGATCTACACCCCCTACGAGAGTCTCACTGCGATTGCTATCGAGGTCATTACGGACGAGACTGGCCCGATCGGCGAGGCGGTCTACCTGCCATGACAGACAGCAGCGCTGCCGTGGTTGGTCGTGAGCGCGCGAAGTACGAGCGGGTGTGGGTCATGCCCGAGTACCGCCGTGCCTGCCACGGTCTACACCTCTGGAACACTCGTCGCGATCTGTTTCCCGAGAGGGTCTACACCGCGCTCGACATCGGCTGTGGCACCGGCCGACTCCTCGACCGCTGGCATCGCGAGGGCATCGACGGCTGGGGTGTCGACCTCGCCTCCAACGCGCTCGATCCCGACATCGCGGAGCGGCTGGGAGACCGCGTAAAGCTCGCGGCGTTGTGGGAGATGAGCTGGGGGGGTCGCCGCTTCGATCTTGGTGTCTGCGCGGACGTGATGGAGCACATTCCCGAGGGATACGTCGCCCCGACACTGGCTGCGATCGGTGACTGCTGCGACGAGGTTCTGTTCAAGATCGCGCACGGACCCGCGAACGACCTTGGCGGCGAGCCTCTCCACATGACGCAGCGCTCGCGGCATTGGTGGGCCGCCGCACTTTCCAGTACGGGCGCTCCTCGCTATCTTGGTGTCGCGGTCCGCTCGGGCAACGAGGATAGCCTCTTCCGCTGGATTCCGGGCGAGGCGGCCATGCGCGGCAAGCACGTTCTAGTTGTGGGCTCGGCGCCCGGCGTCTTGGTGCCCGAGTGGGGCGACTACGTGATCGGAGCGAACGCTGGGGCTCGTATTGCCGTGGACGCTGGCCGCAAGCTCGATGCGATCGCCACCACGAGCTACTTGCTGCGGGACATGGATGCGCGTCCCAGCGCAGCTCTGTCGCTCGCGGCGATGCGGGGTCTCGTTGCCCCCGTTCTGTGGGTAGACGAGCTGTGTGGGCCGCTCGGCGCCGCCGATCTCGATCGCCGCGACGTTCGCTACACGAGCCATGTTCGGCACCTGCGGACCGAGGCCCGTGCCGCGATCGTGGCTTCGGCCACCGGCTCGGCCCTGTGGGTTTCGACCGGGGTCTTCGCCGCGTGTCTCGCGGTCGTTAGTGGCGCACGGCACGTCACGCTCACTGGGATCAATCCGGACAGCGGAGGTACGCGCGATCACGTCGACGCGGACCGCACCGCGCTCGCTGCGATGAACGTCGAGGTGCTGTCGTGAGCGTGGGTGCGCTCCAAGCGCTCGCGCGCGACCAGTCCTGGGCGACGCGCATCGACTCAGGGCTCTGCCTTCTCTCGGCGTTTCGGCTGCTCGGCCTTCCTGGCTCGATGCTCGATGTCGGCTGTGGGCGCGGGCACCTCGTCGAGATCGCACGTGCGCTCGGTGTCGAGGCAGTCGGCTTGGACATCGCGCTCGAAGAGGAGACGGACTACCTCTTGCGAGTCGACCTCACACGCGAGGCTCCTGGGGAGTTCATCCGCTTCGACCTCGTGCTCTGCTTGGAGGTCGCCGAGCACCTGCCGCCGGAAGCCGCTGACGTGCTCTGCGATCGCCTCGCTGGCTCGGTCGCGTCGAGCGGGTGTCTGCTGTTCTCCGCCGCGACACCGGGACAGGGCGGCGCAGGGCACCTGAACGAGCAACCTCGTGACTACTGGCGCGAGCGACTGACGCGCGGCGGCCGTCTCGTCTACGATCCGCTCGCAACAGCGCGCGTTCGATCCACCTGGCTCGCGCTCGCACCGCGCGCGTGGTGGTATGGCCGAAACGCTATGGTATTTCGGTGGACAGCACGATGAGAGACCTCGCTGTCGTGCTCATCACGATCGACCGCTCGCCGGAGCCCTCCTACCTCTCCGACACGCTCAGCAATCTGACTCGCGGAGGACTGCTGTCCAGCCCGCGCGTCGGCTCGCTATTCATCTCGGACGGCGGAGGCTCGTCGAGCCTGCGGCACACCCTGGGGGTGGTCGAGGAGCTACTAGACGAGCAGGTGTGGGTGGCCGGGTTCGCCCATCGCGTCACTGCGAACGAGAACGTCGAAGGGGCGCTGCGAGTCGGTGCGTGCATGGGGGCGCCTTGGGTGCTGTTCTTGGAAGACGACATCGACGTGTGTGCCGACTTCTTCGACTCAGTGGGCGCGTGGCTCGACGAGTACGCCTCGCCTGACCACTTTATCTACCCGCTCGGTGCTAACTACGAGGGCGTGGAATGCGCCGCACGGCTGGGCGCCGATCGCTGGGTCTACCCGGTCGAGCAGTTCTACGGCACACAGGCGCTCGCGATCCGCTCTACCGATGCGGCGTCGCTCGCGTCCTATCTGGAGGCGCACCGCTTCGATCGCGCGGAGGACGGCACCGCGTATGACCTGCTCATGGCCGATTGGCTCCGCGCCGAGCGAGCTGGTGCGAGCCTCCTGACCCCGGCGCCCTCTTTCGTGCAGCACATCGGACGCACCAGCTCGATTCGGCCGCGTCCGGCGACTCACACCTTCCCGTCCTGGCTAGGTCGGGAGTGGTCCTATCTAGACCGATCGACTCTAAGAGGCACCGCATGAAAGTTCTATGGGTTGGCGACGCCGTGGTCAGCTCTGGCTTCGCACGCTGCACACACGTCGCGTGTGATGCGCTCCACGCCGCCGGTCACGACGTTCGCGTGCTCGGGCTCAACTACTACGGTGACCCGCACGACTATCCCTACCCGATCCACCCGTGCTACCAGCCTCTCGATCACGGGCGTGATGGCTTCGGCGTCGGGCGCCTGCCGCACTTCGTCAATCGCTACGAGCCTGATGTCGTGGTGCTTCTGAACGACCCCTGGAATGTGCCCGGCTACGTCGCCGCGTTGTCTGACAAGCTCGAAGCCGACCACCCTATTCCGAATCTCGTGGGGTGGCTCGCGGTCGATAGCCAGAACCAGCAGGGCGCCGCGTGCGAAGATCTCGACCTGATCGTGACGTGGACGAAGTTCGCACAGCGCGAGCTGTCGTGCGGGGGCTATACCGGCCCCTTCGCGCTTGCGCCGCTTGGTGTGGATCGTGGCAACTATCGGCCGCTCGATCGGATGCAGTCTCGCCGATTCCTGGGGCCGTTGGCAGACCGCGTGGGGGAGGGCTTTCTCGTCGGGGCGGTGGGACGCAACCAGACCCGCAAACGGCTGGATCTGACGATCCGATACTTCGCACGCTGGGTGGCTGACCATCGCCCCGACGCCTATCTCTATCTCCATGTTGGCCCGACCGGAGACACCAATTTCGATCTCGAATCTCTCTCTCGCTACTACGGCGTGCTCGATCGGGTCATCGTCGGTCGTGCCGCTCTCGGCAGCGGCGCCGAGGAGTGGCTCATGCCGACGGTCTACTCCATGCTCGATCTCTACATCAGCACGTCGCAGGGAGAGGGCTGGGGGCTGCCAGCGCTAGAGGCGATGGCGTGTGGCGTGCCCTGCATTCTCCCTGATTGGGCGGCATTCTCGGAGTGGCCTGGGGATGCTGTGGTGCTCGTGGCTTGCACGTCGACGTGTACGACCGCCCCCACGAACGGGAGGCTCCACACTATCGGCGGGATCGCAGACGAGCGCTCCTTCGTCGAGGAGCTGAGCGCCATGTACGATTCGCGGTCTCATTGGCAGACGTACCGAGATCGCGGTCTCCGCCGCGCGAAGGACTTCGACTGGAGCAGGACAGGTGCCGCGCTCGTCGCCGCGATCGAGAGCTTGCCGCCCTCTTCGCGTGTCGCTGGCGATCTCGGCAGGCCACGCAGCGCGCGCGCACCAATCGCACTTGCCGAGGCCGCGGATGGCTAGCCGCCATCTCAAAGGTGTGGAGCAGATGCGCACCGCTCTCGCTAGAGCCGCAGGTGACTTGCGTCGCCGCATGTCGTCAGCGGTCTACATCGAGGCCAATATCATCATCGGCGATTCCCAAGAGAACTATGTTCCAGTCGACCACGGTGTTCTCAAGTCATCGGCTCGCGTCTCTACCCCCGAGTGGGAGGGAGACGAGGTAGTCGTCACACTCAGCTACGGCGGCGCGGCGATCGCCTACGCTCTCGCGGTCCACGAGCACCTATCGAAGCACTCGCCCTACTCCTGGCAGGTTGCCAAGCGTGTCACCTTCCACCCCGCAGGGCGCGGCCCCAAGTACCTCTCGAAGCCCCTCAACAAGCACTCTCGTGGCCTTGCGAAGCGCATTCAAGAACGTGTCTTCGGTGGACGAGGAATTCGATGACGACCTATCTCGAACTCATCGCCGACGACCGACCGGCTGACATCGGAGCCGATGACAACGACCGTGCGGTGTTCGCGATCAACTTCCGCTGCACCAGCCGTGGAACTATTGCTAACTTCGAGCGGGAGGTCGCCAAGCTCATCACCGATGCGGGGCTGGGCACCGGGCTAGGAATCGACATCTTCATCGGGAGTCTTGCTAAACTACCCTCACTAACGGCGCCTGTTATCAGCATTATCTCCACCGGCGGCCTCGGGCGGGACCACACTCACAACGCGGATACCTACGAGCGGCCATCGTGCCAAGTCACGGTGCGCTCGAAGGACTACGCAGTAGCGCAGGACCGGGCGCTCGCTATCTGGCGCGCGTTGGACGGTCAGCGAAATTTCAGCGTGACCGCTTGAGCGGGCGCTGGGAAAGGAGGAAACGGGAATGTCGCTAGCACAGGCGGGACACGGCGCACTGATCGCCATCGAACTCGATCCCTCCGGCAGCCAGGGCGTCTTCACGACCGTCGCCGAACTCAACGGCGATATCACGTGGCCCGAGCTGAACCGGCCGGAGACCGAGACGACGCCCCACCAGGACGACATCGACGACTACGTTCTCGGTCGTCTCGGGCGTGGCGCTCTGACGTTCGGTGTCAACTTCATCTTCAACGACCAGACGCACGACCACCTCACCGGGCTCTACAAGAAGATCATCGACAACGAGTTCTTCGGGCTCCGGTTGCGTGGTCCGGGTGGGTCGGCGAACACCGACGAGTGGATCTGCTCCGGTCAGGTGCAGGCCATCACCCAGGTGTCTCCGGTTCGCGAAGGCGCGCGCACCTGCGAGGTCACGGTCAGGCTGCGCAAGCAGCAGAAGATCGACGGCGTCGCGGTCGGCACCGCAGCGTAAGAGCGGGTACTAGCGTCAGACCAGCTCGCACACTACACACAGCACGGGCGACCGAACGAAGCACCAACTAACGCATCGACTCAAGGAGAACAACATGAATCGCGCACTCAGCTTCAACGATTTCCAGCTTTCACCTGGGGGCAAGTTCACTCCCCATCTCCGCGTGCCGATCCCCGAGCTGCGCCAGCCGGACGATACCGACGATCCGATCCTTCTCGTGATCGCCCCGAGTGCTGGTCGCGTGCTCGATCTCGGCGCCTCGACTCGCGCTCTCAAGGCGCGCATGGCTGCGCTGGAGGGTAGCGCGTCGGGGGGAGAGTCGACTCCCGACGAGACGGTGGGTCAGACCGACTTCATGTTCGAGTTGCTCGTCGAGTGTGCGCGTAACCCGGACGGTTCACGACTCTGCGAGACGGTGGAGCAGGCGCGCAGTCTGCCGATGTTCGTGTTCAACCGCTTCGTCGCTGCGGTCACCGGTCTCATGTCGACGGAGGCGATCGCGGCGCAGGGAAAAGGATCACCGACGACGAGTGGCGGCGCTTCGCCTACGAACTAGCGAAGGAGCTTGGTGAATGGGATGTCGACGGAATGCTCTCTCGGATGTCCTGGCCTCAGCTCGTCGAGTGGCGAGCGTACTGGGCGGCCGAGCCATTCGGGGAGCAGCGAGCCGACACCCGCGCAGCTCTGGTGGCTATGCTCATCGCCAACACTCACCGAGATCCGAAGAAGCAGCCGAAGCCGTTCACGATTCAAGACTTCATGCTGTTCTCGGGAGCGCGCAAGCGAGTGCCGTATGGTGAGAAGGCCCCGGTAACGAGCCAGGAGGATTGGGCGTCAATCAAACGAATGGCTAAGGTACTAGCGGGAGGCAGATCGTGAACGTCGGCACGGTGTATGGGCAGCTCAGATTCAAGGATGAGTTCTCGGCTGTCTTTGCCCGTGCCGCCGCTCAGGTCCAGGCCAGCTCTCGTCAGATCGACTCCGCGCTCAGCTCGGTACAGGCGACGATGCGGGCGAGCGCGATCGCTGCCGCTGCCGCCGCGAGTGGTCTCAAGCAGCACACTGTCGCGGGCAAGGCGTTGCGGGGCACCCTCGACGCGCAGATCCAAGGGCTACAGAGCCTTCTCGCTGCCTACGAGCGTGGGGAGAAGGCGGTCACTGCGTACAACGCGCAGCAGCGGGTCGCGGTGCAGCTCGCGCAGGCTGGTGTCGCGGCCGAGTCGCCCCAAGGACGGGCGATCGCGGCTCGCATTCGTGAGGTCGAGCGACTCACAGCCGCGATCCAAAAGCAGGCCGCTGCACAAGCTCAGGCGGCTGCACAAGCCGCCGCGAAGCCGCAGCTCTTCACCGCCGAGGGGAAGGATCTCAACGCCTCGCTTCGGGCGCAGGCCGAGCATCTTCGCGGTCTGATCGAGGCGCACAAGCGAGGTGCTCAAGCTGTCGCAGCCTACAACCAACAGCAGCGAATTGCCGCTCAACTCGCCGAGGTCAATGTTCGCGCGAATAGCATGCAGGGTCGCGCGATCGCGGCGAATATTCGCGAGATCGACCGGCTCACGGCGGCCTTGGCAAGACAGCAGTCGGTTGGCGGGAGAGGAGCAACGAACCTAGCCGGATCGCTGCGTGGTCTAGGGTCAGCCCTCTTCAACCTTCGCAGTCTCGTCTACGGTATCGGGCTCGGCACGCTCGCCAACGAGCTGATCCAGGCGCAGCGCGCGTCCGACCAGATGCGGAACTCACTCCTCGCCGTGATCCCGTCTGCGGACGGGGTTGCACGAGAGCTGGAGTTCGTGCGCGGTGAGGCTGCGCGCCTCGGTCTCGACTTCGGCACTGCTGGTAAGTCGTTCGCGTGGCTCGCGGCGGCCTCGAACGATACCGGCATCACGATGGCGGATGTCAGGAAAATCTTCACCGCCACATCCACCGCCGCAACCGCTCTAGGACTGTCGGCTGACACCACCGCTGGTGCGTTCAACGCGATGGTGCAGATGATGACTAAGGGCACAGTCCAGGCCGAGGAGCTTAGGGGTCAGCTAGGAGATCGCATCCCCGGCGCTATCCAAGCTGCCGCTCGGGCGATGGGCGTCGGGACCGAAGAACTCAACAAGATGCTCAAGAAGGGAGAGGTGCTAGCGGTCGATCTTCTCCCCAAGCTCGCCGATGAGTTCATGCGTCTCTACGGCGACGCTGCTCAGTCAGCCGCGTCCGCTCTCAACGCCGAGATCAACCGCTGGAACACAGCTACTTTCGAGTTCTTCCTCACTCTGTCGAAGGGACTGGATCTCTCAGACACCATCCGTGGGCTCACGAGCCTGGTGGGTGCTCTGCAAGAAGCGTTTGCTAGTGAGCGCGCTCAGGAAGGGCTGCGTCAGATCGGGGAAGCGGTCAGCGCCCTGGCGTCTGCGTTGGGTGCTGTGCTCACTCCGATCATCCGCAACCTCGATCTGATCGTCATGGGCGTCAAGGCGTTCTACGCTCTCAAGCTGGCGACCCACTTCACGGAGCTGATTAGCAGCGCGCTCGGGTACAAGAAGGCGCTGGACGCGGTGACAGTCGCGACTAGCGCTGCTACAGCGGCGTCTGGTACAGCAGCGGGCGCGTCGAAGGGGCTGTGGGCTGGGATGGTCAGCGCGCTAGGCCCCGTCGGAGCGGCGCTCGCGGTTATCGCTGCTGCGTTGTATGCCGGCGGTGAGGCGCTTGGCAGTCTCGCTACCCGCTACCAGAAAGAGATTGATCGAATCGTCAGCGAGACGAATCGCGCAGGTCAAGTGTCGCAGGTACTTCGCTCGATTTACCAGCAGCTCGCTGACGAGAATCGCGATGCGGCTGTCCAGATCACTGCGGACCAAGAAGCACTCATTCAGGGTGAGATCAACCGTATCAAGGGTCAGGTGGCGGAGCTTCAAGCGCTGCGGGACCGCACTCGTGCTGCTGCGTCGGAGGTACCCGAGTACCTTGTCCATCGGATCGAGATGGACGAAGAGGTTGCTGCTCTCACTTCGCAGATCGACGCCCTGCTGACGCAGTGGCGGCAGTACCAAGATGGCTTGAATGAGGTTGCAGCGTCCACGGAGGCGGCGGGCGCTGCGACCGGGGGGCTTTCGGAGAAGTTCACGGATCTGACGGGCGCTCTACGTGAGGAGATTGGCTTCCTCCGTGCGAACGCCGATGCGTGGTCTCTGAGTCTGAGCGCCCGCGAGGCCGCGCTCGACAGGACCAAGGTCGCACAGGAAGTCGCCAAGATCGAGCAGGAGCTTGCCACCAGCGGTATCTCTCTCACGAAAGAGCTAACCGCTGCTCTGTACGGTCTCGTCGCTGCGAAGATCGAGGCGGAGCGTAGCGTAGTCGGCGCCGAAACGATCGCCAATCTCAAGCTGGAGCTTGCTGAGGTGCAGAAGCTCCACGAGACCCGTCTTCAAGACAAGAAGGCGATCGAGGCCGTCACCGCGCAGCTCGAACACGAGGCGAGAGTTCGGCAGGAGACCGCCACCGCCGCCTCCTCACAGCGTGCTGAGATCGAGAGTCTACTCAGGTCCATCCACGCCGCCGCCGAGGCCGATCGCATTCTGGTGATGCAGCAGGAAGCCAGTGTCAAGGCATCCGAGCTTGCCGCCGATGCGTTCAAGAAGCTAGACGACGCTGCGATGGACACCGCGCGGACCATCACGAAGGATGTGGTCGGCGCCTTCAAGGAGCTGAACGATCTGGAGTTCGAGGTCGAGAACGAGAAGATCCTCACCGATGCCTTCTCGCGAGGGAGGCGGGCCTACGAGGAGGCTCTCCGCCTCGTGAAAGAGCGCGAGGCGATCGAGCGGATCATCCCAGCGTCGATCAAGAAGGGGTCGGATCTCTACGACTACTTGGCGGGTCGCATTCGAGCTGCCGTGGGCGAGCAACACAAGCTCGAAACTGGAATCGGGGCCATTCGCAAAGAGTGGGAGCAGTTTCAGAAGAACGTCAACGAGAACTTCATTCGCGGGGTGCAGTCTGCCCTGTCGAGTTTCTTCACCTCCGTGTTCGAGGGGGGTGAAGATGCGATGGAGAACTTCGCGAAGTCTCTCAAGGATCTGCTCTTCAAGACTCTCGCCGAGTATCTCGCGCAGTGGATTATCACGCAGGCCAAGATGCTCGCCGCTTCGATGAAGCGGATCGCTGCTGAGAAAGCCGCGCAGCAGGCGGGCCTCGGAACCTCGGGGGTCGGTCCGGTCGCGAGTGGCACCGACTACGCCTCGATGCTCGGCGGTAGCGCGAGCGGCCTCTCGACCGCTATGGGCGCGGTCGCCTTGTGGTATGGCCTCGTCCAGATCGGCAAAGCCTATTTCGCCAAGAAGAAATCGAAGCAGTTCGGCTTCGGCACGATGTTCGACTGGAACGAGATGACTGGCTCGGCGCAGGTCGTCGCCGGAGCCAGCGAGCTGTCGCAGGCGATCACGAAGTCGGCGGGAGATCTGCTCAAGGCATTCCAAGAGACGACAGGCGCATGGGTCACCGGCCTAGCTAACGTGACCATCATGGCGCGCAACGACGGGAAATCGTTCGTCGTTCAGATGGAGGGCGTCGCGCTCGGTACTTTCTCGGACATGAATCAAGCCGTGCTCGCGGCCTTCTCCGCCGCGATGGGGGCGGCCACGTTCGAGGGGATGGCGCTCGACCCGGCGGTATTCGACGTGCTCCGCAACGCCGAGGACAAGTTCGAGACGCCGCAGGCTCTGCTCGACGCGATCAAGCTGATCCAGGATCTCTCCGACCTCGGCTCCGGGCTCGACGAGACCTCGCGAGCGATCCAGTCGATCTTCGCCAACTTCGAGCAGCTCGAAAAGCACCTTATGTCGCTCGGGGTGAGCGCCGCCGACGCGGCTCGTCTCGCCGGTAACGCTCTGCTCGACCAGCTCTCTGCGGCTCGTGACTCGATCACGGGCGAGGAGAAGTCGATCGCCGAGCAGAAGCAGATGCAGCAGGCGCGCGCCGAGCTGTGGAACGCTCAGCGCAATCTCACCCTCGCCGAGCTAGAGCTTCGCAAGTTCGAGTTGGAGCAGCGGCTCGCGCTCCTCCGTGGGCTGGGGGGCGATCTTGGTGGCGGGGGCGGTAGCGGTCGTGGTATCCGATATCGGGATACCGAAGGACGCGAGATCACGGAGTGGGGCGGCGCCGCAGGTGGCATGCTCAGTATCGTCGGTGAGGCTCTCAACGCTCAAGTCGGCATGTACGCGGCTTGGGCCGAGGCGACGACCGAGATCACCGGGCAGACGCTCACGGCTCAGGTCCAGATGTCGACCATCGCGAGCAACGTCGCCACGCAGCAGATCAATCTCATCATCGCGCAGCTCGCCGCACTCGACGAGGTGATCGCCAAGATCAAGGCTCTGCCGCCGATCGACATCTCGAAACTCACTCTACCGGGTGGCGCCGGAAAGGGTGCCGGTAAGGGCGGCAAGGCCGCAGGCGGGTCTACCGGGCCATCGAAGGCCGACCGCCGGGAGGCCCTTCTCGATGAGCTGGAGCAGGTCGCGAGGTCGCTAGAGAGCAGTCTCATGCAGGAACTCCTGGCGCTCAACGACTGGCTCGCGGAGATGACCGCGGAGGCTACAGCGCTCGGCATCCCACTCGATGAGATCAACGAGCTGTACGCGCGCCAGCGCGAGGAGCTAATCAAGTCTGCTCAGGCGGAGGTGCAGCAGTACACAGGTAACCCCTTCTCCGCCACGATGGCGGAGATCCGGGCATGGGCCGAGCAGATGCGGGAGGTGTACGCCGCGCTCGGCCTCTCGCTCGATGAAGTGAACGCGGCTGAGCAGCGTCGTATCGAGTTGCTGATCCAGGACGCAGAGGCGGCGCTGGGCATCCCGACGATCGGCGAAGACCTGCTCAGCATGGGTGACGCACTTGCCTTCCTGCAAGAGCAGCTCGCCGCAGGTGCGATCTCCGCCGACGATTTCGCGAAGCAGATGGAATACGCGCAGATGGCGGCGGCTGCCGGACTGATTGATTCGCTGCTCCAGTTCACGGACAACGAGGAGGCTCGCGCCGCGTTGGAGCAGGCGCGCTACACACTCGCGATCGCGCAGATCCGCTTGGAGTTCGAGTATCTCAAGGCGCTCGGTCTGCTGACGGGGGAGATGATTGATCTGATCCAGGGGATCATCGACAGCCTGCCCGACGCGCCGCCCGATCTCGGTGGCGGCACTACTGGCGCTCCGACGGGGCCGACTGGACACCCAACTAGCGGGGGTCGAGACGACTCGATGGATCGGTTGATTGCGGCGCTGGATCGACTGAGCGACTACTACGAGTCTCTTCTCCAGGACGAGAATCTCTCACCGTTGTCCCTCAGTGATCGGTTTTACGCGGCGCAGCAGGCGTACCTCGATCTCCAACAGGGTATCTTCGAGGAGTCACTACCGTGGGGTGATGACGAGCTGCTCGCTCAGTACCTGGAAGATCTCCCCGACGTGGCGCAGCAATACCTCGAACTTGCCGCGCAGATGTTCGGCACGTCGACCGCTGGATACCAAGCGATCTTCCAGGCGGTTGTCGACTACATCGAGCAGATCCTCGGCCAGTACGAGGAGCCGGAGGAGTGGAAGTGGCTTCGCGAGGACACCGCCGATATGGTCCGGTACCTGCGGAGCATCGACGACGCATTGTCGCCGCCTCCCGCCGCGCCTGATGAACTGGGCGACCCGGAGATGATGGCGATGCTGGACGCGCGGGCGGCCAAGTTCTCGGTGGTCGAGAGAGCGGCAGCCGACATGATTAGCTCGGCCGTGCGGGAGGGTGCTCGCGCCACCACGAGCGCGCTGTACGAGACTGCGGATATGACCGTGGCCGAGCTGCGCGGGGTCCGCAACGACCTAACTACTCTGCTCCGTACTCCGGCTGAGGCGCGCCGGATCGAGGCGGGGAGCACTCGCATGATGCCGTCTAGGAGGGTCCGCTAGTGGCGGGGTACTCCGTATCGTTCGCTGAGTTCGTCGCCGACCCGCTGAGGATCGACGTGTTCCTCGTCGAGTTGTTTCCCTACGATCCCGACACGGGAACTACGACGAGTCTCTACCACTCGACCGGCGTCTACGTCTCCGCGCCTAGCGACTCACCCGCGAGCCAGCCCTACACCGCCACGGCAACGGTGTCCTTGAACGTTGAAGATTCGCTCTTCACCCCTGGCACCGTAGCTGTCTCCTCCGCGACCTCCGGTGGAGAGGTTCGCATTGGCGACTCGGATTCGTTCGGAGACTACTCCTGGGGCGGTCGCGTCGTTCGAGTCATCCACGTCGGCTACTCCCCGGCGCACGATGGTTGGGTCTCGCGCGCCAACGGCCGTGTGCTGTACGAGGGGGAGGTTGCGGCTGCGCGCGTCGGGCTCGGCGAGTCGATTCTGGAGCTGCGACCCGTCGATGCGCGACTCTCGTTTCCTGTCTCCGATCGCACGCTCGCGGGTGTGCCCTGGGCTCTATTGTTCGATGGGAGCGCGTCCACTGCGCTCACTGCGGGTCCGGAGCCGAAGCTAGCGGTGGTGGATGATCTGACAGTGGAGATGAGGCTGTACGCGGACGCGCTTCCAGGGTCCGTCGCGCAACTCGCAGGTTTCTATGGCGGCACTGGGCGGCCTTGGCAGCTCAGGCTCGACAGCTCCGGTCAGCTCATTCTCGCCGACAGTGCTACGACCTACCACACGACCACTCTCACGCTGTCAGCGAAGCGCTGGTACCACATCGCCGTGACGGTCAGCGCGACCGAGACGATCTTCTACGTGTGGGACGGCTCGACTCGCGTCGTCACCACCGAGACTGACGCGGCAGATAACACAGGTCGGGCAGCGGCGGCAGGCTCTCCAGGCTTCTCGATCGGATGCGCCGGAGCGGCGGACTACTTCAACGGCATCATCTCCCAGGTGCGTGTGTGGAACACCGCTCGCACCGCGAGTGAGCTAGCCGACACTCGTCACCGCCGCCTCACGGCGGGCGAGGAAACCGATCCGACGCTCGTCGGTCTGTTCCGATTGGAGGAAGGGACAGGTGACGCTGCTGCTGATAGCTCGGCTCTGACTACGACGGACGACACGCTCTCCGCTGTCGCAAGCGGTAACAAGTTCACGCGCGCCTCCGGCTCGTTCGTCGACGACGGCTGGGTGGTTGGAATGCGTGGAGCATCTAGCGGTTTCGACAACTCGGATGGGCAGAACAACGGAACGTGGGCGGTGTCCTCCGTCTCGGCGACGGAGTTGGCGGTTACTGGGATTACACTGGTCAACGAGGCCGACAAGGCCACTGCGTTGCTCCGGTCCGCGCCGCTTGTCGTGTCGAGCGCGACCTGGGTGGCAGCGCTCGAAGGCAGCCCCGAAGTCACGGGTACTCCGATCGGCTTCGCTTACGGGCGCTGTGAGAGCGTCCCCGGCATCCTCGTTCACCTGCCCACCGATATCTACTTGGTGGCTGGCAACGAGTGCAGTGCGTTGCAGGGTGTCTACGAAGGGGGTAACGGGGTCGCGCTCGACACATCCTATACCGATCTCGTGGCCTTCCTTAGCGCGACAACGGGTGATGGTCTGTACGACGTGCTGATCTACGAGAACGGCGTGTACGTGCGGTTCGGCTCTCCAACAACTCTTCCGGTGACGTTCGACCTCTACGGTGACGCGACTGGAAGCGGCTACGTGGAGACCTCGGCACAGATTGCGAGGCGCATGCTCACCACGCTCGGCCCTGAGCCGCTCGTCGATCCCGACGATCTCGACACCGCCACGTTCACCGCGCTCGACTCTGCCAACTCAGCACCGTGCGGCGTCTACTGCTACTCGGACGAGATGATCTCGGACAAGGTGGCATTCGTACTCGGCTCGGTGGGCGCATCAGGTCGCGTGGACAGTGAGACAGGCCAGTTCGCGGTCTATCGCTTCGGTGGAGTCACAGGCTCCGCTGTTGCCGCTATCGACGAGCGACACATCATCACGATCGAGCCGCTCGCGGTCGATCCCCCATACTGGGCGGTGTCACTCGGCTACCGTCAGCAGTACAAGACACTCTCGCTGGAGGAGATCGCTGGTATCGTCACCGACCAGGACGATCCGATCGTGTTCCGCCTCCAGCACGAAGAGTTCACCGCCCGTGTCGAAGACACGAACGTGCTCAACCGCCACAAGCGGGCTGGCGTCTACTATCGATCGACAGGTCTCGCGCTGGAGGAGGATGCGATCGCCGAGGCGCAGCGCTTGCTCCTGTTGGTGAAGGGCGCAGCTAGGGCGTACAAGATAGACGTGATGCAGCTCGCTGTGGATCAGGTCGTAGAAGGAGAGATCATCACTATCTCGCTGAGCGACGGAGTCGGAGAACAGCGGCTCGGCCTCGGCGCGGGACAAGACTTCTTGCTGCTCGGTCTGGCGAAGGTGCCGGACGAGGGGATCGCCGAACTCAAGGCGTGGCGAGGGGAGGGGGAGTAATGGCGGGTGAGATGGAGATCCTGATCTCTATGCTCGACGAGCAGAGCGGCTTCGTCGGTGGGGGCGGCAGCACATCAGGACTCTACACGGCTGCGGTCGAGGCCACCGACCAGGAGCCCAGCAGCGTGTCGCCCGCTGATTCCTGGGACCCGGAAGATGCGTCGTGGGTGGGCACGGCGGTGAATCCGAGTGCGGAGTTCTTAGCGGACGCATTCGCTGTGGTCAACCACAACTGGCCGCGCAACGCCGCCGATCTGGACACGGGATTCAACTCCGTTGCGCGCGCGGCTGGTCTCTTCCGTACACGGTGGCGGCTCTTGCTGGAAGGCAGTGCGGCGGCCCTGGGAGGCGGTCTGGAGTCGTCCGAGAAAGCTGTCGAGTATCTGGCACCCACCGCGACCGAAGCTACCGAGGGCAGCGTCACCGGGGATCACAGCTCGGTAGACGATAACGTGTTCGGCGCCGTGGGAGCCGACGCTGTCGTGGCTGCGGCCCCCAATGCGTTCGGCCAGCGTTACTCGTTTCCGACCCCTGACTCTGACCTCTCGCCCGCGTCCGTGGCTGGGCGCAACTCGCAAGCATTCGTTCTCTATGGCCTCGACTCCTCGGTCGACGCGGCTACGTTGTTGGTAGAGCTGTGGGAGGGCGGGGCTCTAGTTCGAGAGCTGTGGAATGCCCCGGTTGGCAACCTGCCGGGGCAAGCGTTCGTGATTGCGCTGTATTGGGATGCGTCAGAGCTGGCTAGCGTCAGCGGAGCCAACGTGGAGCTGCGGTGGCGGTTCTCTACGGGCGTGGGTGACCCTGAGATGCGCGCTGTCGGTTGGATCGCGGGGCTCAGCGCAGGCGGGCGCGCGATCTACGACTCGGGCTGGGTCGAGATCGAGGAAGAGGATACCGAATCGGGGTACGGAGAGCTTCCTATCAGCTACTCCGGCGTGGAGCCCGTGCGAAACGAGCTGCACCGCGTTCCGACCTCGGTCGATACCACAACCGCCTATCGCGTCACCGCATCCGTGCTGGCTCCCTCTCGCGCGCCCGGCATGACGGCGGGCGAGGACGATACACCGTACATAGGTGTGCTCGTCGCTGGGAAGCGCTGGTCGCCGTTCCGGCAATTCACCGCGTTCTCCTTCGCGGTTCGAGACGAGAGCACCAAGAAACAGACCATCGGTGGCCGGGACGTGAATGTATCGAGATCCAGGCGCCGTCTTGCGTCGTTCACTCTCCCGCTCGTCAAGCGCTCCGATTTCGCGCAGCTCGCCGAGCGATTCGACTGGCGCAAGGGGAACACGGGCGCGTTCCTCGTCTCGTTCTTCCCCGAAGACGACACACTACGCAGACTGACTACCTTCTGGTGTACGTTGGAGGGCGAGGCCACATGGGCGATGTCCGAGGTGAAGATCGGCGGCACCGACGAGGATACTGTCCCCTATAGATTCACCAAGACGTACAATGTGAGGGAAAAGCTATGAGCGCGCATCATCGCCTGCTCGTCCTGCTGTTGCTGAGTTGGCAGTCTGCTTTTCCAGCGCTGGCCCACGATCCCTCTGTGCGCGCGGTATCTCTTACCGCCGCCGCATGCACCGGACGCGCGGCCTACGCCGTGTGGGTCGTGAACGCGGCGAGCGCGGGCGACTGCACCACGGCTGGCGGCGGTACTACGCAGGTCCACTGCTGCTGCGCGAACGGAGCGTGGGCGGAGTGTGGAGACGGCGAGGGAGCGTCTGACCACGGCGCGCTGACTGGCCTCACCGACGATGACCACTCGATCTACGCGCTGCTCGCTGGGCGCAGCGGGGGGCAGATCATTACAGGCGGGACGGGTCCAGACGACGACCTTGAGCTGCGCGCCAACGACGACTCAGTATTTCCGCGCATCGCAATCGACGGTGACGCTACCTCATCGAATATCTACCTCGACGGGGATAGCGGAACGTCCTTCGTGGCGGGTACGGTTGGAGCATCTGCGCTGTTCGAGCTGGGTGGGACGGAGGCGTTCCGCGTCTACGCAGTGAACTTGAGTCCGCTTGCGATTACCCAAGTCGCACAGGTCGACGAGAGCGGTCATGTGAGTGGGCGTAGGCTCTGCGCGAACGAGGCTGCGCCGACCTCGGTTGCCCCTTGTATCAGCGAGGACGGCAGTGGTCGCTTGTTCCATGACACCGACGGCGACGGCACGAAAGACGGCGGCGAGGAGTACATCGATCAGACCGGCGGCGGCGGCTCGATCACGGTCGAAGAGGTTGACGGTGCGCCGAGCGTAGCGAGCGTCACCGAGATTCAGTTCGACTCCGCCGACGGCTTCTCCGTGACGGACAACACTGGCGGCTCGGTCCGCATCGACTTCGCCGCCGCCGGGCACAGTGGACACCTCTCGGGCGTCCAGGTCTACACGAGCGGCAGCGGCACCTACACCGTCCCGGCTGGCGTCACGTCGATCGTCGTCGAGGCGGTCGGCGGTGGAGGGGGCGGCGGTGGGGGTGACGGGAGTACGACGGTCGCCACTGGAGCGGGCGGCGGCGGTGGAGCCGGAGCCTACTGTCGTGAGTACGTAGGGAGCCCGAGCGCGAGCTACGCCTACGCCGTCGGCTCCGGCGGTGGTGGCGGAGCGGCGGGGCCGAATACCGGGAGCACGGGCGGCAACACGACGTTCGGGTCGTCGTTCGTCGTCGCGAACGGCGGCAGCGGCGGAGTCGGCGGAGGGCCTTCCGCGCTCAATGCAGCGGCGGGTGGTGCTGGTGGCTCAGCGAGCGGTTGCGACATCTCGACCAGCGGCGGCTCCGGGCAGGGCGGCACGTCGCACGATGACGGAACTCCGGTCATGGCGCTCGGCGGCACGGGCGGCGCGAGCTTCTTCGGCTCGGGCGGCGCGGGCGGCACGGGCGCAGCGGGCTCGGCAGCGGCGACCTACGGCGCAGGCGGCGGGGGCGGGGGCGCGGACAGCTCGACGGATCGCGCGGGTGGAGACGGCGCGGGCGGCGTCATCTTCATCTACGAGTACAGCGACGAGGATGCCGTCGTGACGAGCGGCTTCGCGCCCTACGGCGAGTACGACCCCGACCGCCCGCCGTCGAGCGTCTACCTCTCGGACGAGTTCACCGGCGGCGAGAGCCTGACGTGGACATGGGGGAACCAGGATAACGCGACGGCGACCACGCAGTATGACGGTCTGCTGCTCGATGGCGTGGACACAGCCGAGGTCCACGTCTACGGCA